CAGCGCACAGCAGGCAAAACAAGGAGTTGCAGGAATTAATGCAGCCGTTCAAGGCGCACAGGGACAAGCTCAGTCAACTCAGGATTGGATTAACCAAATGATGGGATCTCAATCGCAAGCAGTAAACGCACACAACCAAAACTGGCAGAATTATCAACAAGCCATGTACACAGGAGCAGTTAATAACGCTGCATCACAGAATGCTCAACAAGGTCAAATGTACCAAACGGGCGGTGCGGCTGCTGGAGCTGCACTTGGAGCAGCAGTAATTATTTAATGACAAACACATACACACAAACATTAATCACTCAAACAAAAGAAAAAGCAAAACAATGGATAAATAGGTGGCCTAAATCGGCTATCTTGTGGAGTGGAGGAAAAGACTCTACTGCATTGCTTCATTTTCTTAAATTTGAATGTGATATTCATTTGCCTGTAGTTCAATTCAGGGAACCAGCATTTCGCGAGCGTTACGCATATAGCGATAAACTGATAAAAGAATGGGATCTTGAAATGCATGAGTATCCTCCAACTAGGGTAGCAATATCAGACGGGCCAGATGTCAATACTGGAGAAATGAGGTTTGATTTATTGAAATACCAGCAATGGGGCATCAAATGCATCGTGCTTTCTTTAGGAACAGAGCGTCCAATAGGTGATGAGAAGTATTTGTGTGGGGTTGATTTTTTAGGAAGGCCAACGGGAGCGTTTAATTGGCCTTGGCAGTCGGTTTTCATAGGAACCAAGCAAGGAGACACAGATCCAATAAAAGGACACGTTCCCATGTCTCAAGACATCAGATATGCAGAAGGATCTCCAATTAGTTTGTATTTGATGCGTGATTGGGACGACGATCAAATATTTTCATGGCTTGTAGATAACGGAGTATGCCCAGATATGGACAGGTATGAATGCATTGAGGGCAAATGGGGTCACAAGGCCGACAAAAGCAAAAATGCTGATTATATTCCAACTTGTCTTAATTGCATCGACAGGCATACGGCAGGACAGCCTGCGTATTGTCCCAAACTAAAGGCAACCATTAGCAATATGTCGCATCTAGCACCGTATGAGGACATTGTCATCCAAGACCTTGGTTTTAAACCTGTATGGAACAAATAATATGATACATGAATTCAAAACGCCAATAGATGTCGTAACGCCACTTGGTGATGGGTATTTATTTTATGTTCAAAGTGGAGGAAATTGGGGAAATGACATATTTACTGTAATATTAAGAAAGGGCGGCATAGTTAGGCATTTCACTAGTGATCAGATACGGATATACCAAAACGGAACTTGGGATATAACAAAAGATATTGATCTTAATAAAGAAACAGCATAGCGTACTTTTTTATGGGAGGAGCTAATCCAAACGATCAAATTACTGCAACACACCTTGATTTCAACAAAGGTGATGGCAATGGCATTCCTGTAGCATCAGTAGATAAGAAATGGGATGTTCAAAGCGCACATCCAGAAGCTGTGACACAAGGAATAATTAAAGGAATTGGTTCATTAGCTACATCGGCTATTGGTGCTGGTGCAGGAGCAGCTGCAAAAGGTGCTGGTGACGCAACAACAGCATCACAAGCCACTGGAAATATTGGCCCTGTAGCATCTAGCACACCATCACCACAAGGATTTACAGATGCAGTTCAATATATGCGCCGTCCATCTATGCAAAACTATATGGATATGAACGCTCCAGAGAAATTCTCATTCAACTACAACCAATAACCAACACTACTATGGGAGGATCAGGAGGAGGAGGGCAACAAGCCCCAGTTCAAGACAACAGCGCAATGCTTGCGTTCTTGTCCCAACAACAAGCGCAACAAGCAGCGGCACAAGCGGCAGCTCTAAAGGCTCAACAACAGGCCGTCTACAACGCTTCAGTTCAATCTGCCACTACAGCAGGTCAACAAGGCGCACAGCAGGCCCAACAACAGCTAGGATTGCAAAACCAATACCAGCAGGCTCAAGATGCGGCTGCGTTGCAGGCTCAGAATGCTGCGTCTCAAGGCCAAGGTGCTTCAGCAGCAGGCGGGGGATTTGATCTTGCGGCGGCACAAAAGAACCAGATGTCAAATCTAGGAGCAGGAGCTGGATACCTTTCACCTACGGCAGCTAATCTTTCATACTCTCCAAAAACAATGAATCCTGCGGCTACCACAGCGGCTCAGACACCATTAGCTAATGCTGGCGTTACTGGTCAAAACCAAATAGGTAAATCTGCTACAACTACGCTAGGGGGATATTAATATGGGAGGGCATGGAGGCGGATCAAATAATAATTCGCAGCAACAGCAGGCACAACAGCAGGCACAACAGCAGGCACAACAGCTTGCCCAAATGCAGGCGGCTGCTAAAGCTGCTGCGGCTGCGGCTGCGGCTGCTGCTTTGAAAAAGCAACAGCAAGCTGAATACCAAACACGGCTTACTGGCGCACAAGAAGTTGGAAAGGTTGGATCTCAACAGGCCCAAGCACAGCTTGCAAGCACTGGACAAGCGCAACAGTCTGAACAAGCACCAATAGCGCAGGCGGCATCGCAAGCCGGAGGATCTGGATTTAGTTTGTCTGGATCTAAGCAGGCAGCACTTGGATCAGTAGGTGGCGGCGGTGGAACATCGATTGCCCCTACAAATGCAGCGACTCAGACAGCAAACACAGGTGCTGGAGGGCAAGCAGCTAAGGCCGCAAATATTAACCAGACCAATAACGCAACTCAATTTACGGTTCCACAAACAGACGGCATTAAATTCGGCGGCTCTTAAAAATTATGGCACTAGAAACACAAGGCTATCAATTTCAGGCTACAACCCCTGATCTTTCGAGAGAATATCCCCTCACTTCGTTAAAGGCTTTGTCGTTTTCTGGTGGTGCAAATAGCCCATTAAATATTCAGCCACTTGCAGGATGGAAAGTAGAGTCAGCGCATCCTGAGCAGGTAACGGCAGGAATAACTCAAGGGGTTGGCGCAATTGGTAAGGGAATTACGGCGGCATATCTTAGCAATAAAGAAAAAAAGGAGAAAGCTGATGCATTAGCTAAGTCTCAGGCTCGCGAGGATTTGTTGCTTGGACAAAAATACAAAGAAGAAGAAAAGCTCGCTAGAATTAGGGGAAAGTACGCACTTGATCATGCGGAACTAATGCAAGGAATTAAAGATAGGGTTCCAAAACAAACACAAACAGAAAAAGCATTTACAGATCTTGAACTGCCCCCGCTTAGTGCAGGAGATTCTTCTGAATCTTTATTGCCGCCATCGCCTGAAGTTGAACCAATTAATACTGGACTTAATTTTAATGGTCTTCCAACAGAAGAAATTGATGGCTCAGGTCAACCTGCACCATCTGGGCTTAATTTAGATAATAAACCTCTTGGAGACATTACTAGTCCAGTTCCTCTTGCCGCCGCGCCATCAGCAACTGGAGAACAGGCACTGAATGCTCTTGGAAACATTGATTGGTCTAAGATGACTGCAAGTTTAGGAGTCGGAACAGGAGCAGGAGCATCACCTGTAAGTATTCCATCATCTCAACCAGATTGGCTTAGATCTCCTAAATCTGTAACTGGATCTCTTTCTAAACTTGGAGGAGTTGATAACGTAGATCTTCCTTTGCAAGATCAGTATTTTGCCGGAATGCAAAAGGGATTAGAACAAACTAAAGCTCCAACAATTCCTGCGTATGAGAGGCAGATGAATAAAAACTATAGATCTATTTCTGATCAACAGGCGCAAGACATCCATGACTATGCAGTATCTCATGGATATGATGCTCCAGTTCTTACTGGACTTGGCGGAGGAATGACTGAAGTGAAATGGGCCAGCCCTGAGCAGACAGAGGCAAAAAAATCTCGCGAGGAAGCCGCTAGTGGTCGTCGCGAAATTCAAACTCAAAATACACTCAACCGAGAAAGTGCAATGTTTCAAGGTCATCCAGCAATCAAAGCATTTACTGGAGCAAACGGAATGCAGCAATCTCTTCCTAGGTTTATTAAAGATTATGATGCTATTGTTAAAAACCCTGAAGGAGCTGGCATTTCTGACGTAGGACTCCTTGATATGTTTGCTCGCGCAGAGGGTGGAGGAAGAGTAACAGAGGGCCAAGCAAACTTAGCACTTGGATCTATGGGGCTTAAAGATAAGGCTATGCAGCTTGGGTACAAACTTGAGGGAGGAGATAGGCTTTCTCAAAATCAACGTGACCAAATGCTTCGTGTTATTGCGGAGGATCATGGGGTTCAAGTAGCTTTAGCCAATCAAGCTGTTCAAATGACTAGGAATAAGCTAATTGATCAGGGAGTAACTAATGAACATAGTCTTCCCCAGCCTTATATTAAGGCAAAGACAAAGTGGGATGCATTAAACGAGATTACAGAAATGAAGAAAAATGCATTAGCTATCCATGAACAGCAAAAACAAGCTGAAGCATCTGGAGATAAAAAAACAGCCAATGACCTTAAAAGGCAACTTGAAGACATTGGTAAGAGCGCAAAGGAACTTCGCTCAAAGATAGATAAATCAAAAAGCGCAATTATTAATATTGATGAGTTGGAAAATACTCCTCAAGGTTGGGGCGGTGGTGCATCAGGAATCCTCATCCAGCAGTAATGTCTTCAATAACAGATAATCCAGAACAATTTTTCAATGAACTAAGCAATACGAAGGAAGAAAAACCTTCTCCTGCTATAGTTCCAGAACCTCCATCTCCAGCGCAGGCTCCAGCAAAAGAAACATCTATAACGGAGAATCCATCTGCGTTTTTTGACAATCTATCAAAGCCCGTAGAGCCATACAAAAAAGAGACTCCACAATCAGTATTTTTGGGTCAGGTTGCTGAAAAGAAAGCTCCAGAACTTGATACATTTGACATTGAATCATTAAATTCACTTCAGCCAGAGGAATTGCACGATGTTGCAATGGCTAGAAAAGACATTCCTTTGACTGATCAGCAGTTAAGGACTGCATACGATTTCCATAAGAATAAATCGTCATCTGACCAAAATTACGGGACACCTTCATCGTTGCGTGAGTTTATGGACATGACGAATCGATGGGCAGAGCCTATTGGTGAAGTCGGGAACGATGTGGCTCATACTTTATGGAGTGCTGCTAAAGGAGCTGGAAAGTTAGCCTACAGGACGGCTGATTTTGCGTTTGCTCCAGACATGAGTTTTGCTGAGAACAGGAAATATTACACACCTGAGCAACAGGCAGAGCTTAAAAAGCAGCAAGATATAAAAAGAAAGTCCCTTGAGGATGCTTGGCAAAGTGCAGTAGATCCTATTATTGGGATGCCTGAAGAACTTGCTTGGACAGGAACAAAATTAGGCGCAGGTGGCATGGATTGGTATGACAGGGCCAGTGAAGCCGTTGGCCTTCAAGACCATGAAAAGAGTTTTCAGCATTTTAAGAATAGGCGTGCTGTTGAGTCGGCTCAGGCTCAATACTACATGGAACACCCTACTGCACTTGGAAGGACATTAGACCTTCCTATTGTAAAAAGCGGTCTTGAGGCTATTGTTAAACACGATATGCCTACCACTCAGGAGTGGATGGCATCACATCCAAACCTTTCTAGGGAGCAGGCACAGGCAGAGCTAGACGCTATTGCAAAAGATCACGTTGAGACTCAATTAAGGGAAACTGAATCACGCATTGCTGCGACAGATCCAGATATTGCCACGGCATCTACATTCTTAGCCCCAGAGGGGATCGGAATGGGTACTATGGGCGCACTTGGAATGGGAGCAAGGGTAGCTAGTGAATTGACTCCAAAGATCGCTCAAGGGCTTAAATATTTTGGCAAGACGGACGCAGAAATAAATTCCATGCAGAATGCGGCTCAGATACTTCAAAGAGAGCAAAAGGCAAAGGCAGCTCAAGATATTATGCAGCCATCTCTGCTTGAAAAGGCGGCAGGAGGGACTGCAAAGGCAATTGATTGGACTGGCGCACTTGCAAAAGGAATTACAGAAAAGATTCCCAAGCAAATACGTCCTTTTGTCCCATACGTTGCTGGAGGAACTGCCGGAGGATTGTATGGTCATGAGCAAGGACGCTCTGTGATTGGCGATGTGCTTCGTGGAATAGAGATTGCCGGACTTATGAAGGCTCCTGCATTAGTTCGTGATATTGAGGCAGCTAGGCGTATATCTGGAGGAGGCACTAAAGGCACATTTGAGACAATGGCTGGGTTTCCGAATGTCAGCGAGGGTGCTGCAAAGATACTTCGTTTTGGAGGCAAGAATGTTGATAACCTGTTAAGTAACGCCGCTGAATACGCAAAATCCGGCATACATGGGACAGCATTAGCCGTTGCAACTGGTGTATTAGATTCAGCTGATCCAGAGGAGATGAACAAACTTGTTTCCCAAGGTCTTATTTACAGCCTTGGAGGTCATGCCTTCCAACGAATTAAAGGAGGTCTTTCAGGCAAAGATCCTATCCTAGAGAAGCGCAAAAGGGCGCAGCAGGATGTTGACAATCTTCGTACATTCTCTGAGCTGTCGCCGGAATCTCAGAATACTTTGAAAGATGTCACTAGCTGGAACAATGTAGTAGAGAACCAGCAGCAGAAAGCTAATGACGCTCGCATTGCTTATCTTGACGCACTCCAAAGGGGTAGCAAAGACACTCCAGAGCTTAGAAATAAATGGCAGGCAGAAACAAATGCACTTTCTACTGTCATGCGTGCAAACGTCCAGACTCGTAATGAGTATGGACGGATCTTTGTTGACCAGCTATCGCGCAATACAAACTTAGCTAATGGCACGCTAAAGGCCGGACAGAACAACGTAGGCGTTCACATTCTAACTCCAAAACAGATTTTTGATAAGTTCCGCCAAGACCCAGCTAACGCAGGAAAGAGCGATGCAGATGTGCAGGAGGCAGCAAGCCAAGCTGGGTTTTATAGCTCTCCAGATGGCGCAATTGAATACAAGTCAGGAATGGGAATGGAAGCACCCAAAAAAGACTTGGTTTTTGATAGAACAAAGCCATCAATTGTAATTAATGCCGATCACCTGAAGGCTCGCATGAAGATATTTGGTGAATCTGCCAACCAAGCACTGAATCATGAGTTTGGGCATCATATCAGCAATATTCCAGAGTTCCGCGAAGCAAATAAAGATGCTGAGGCATTGCTTTTTAGCCAAGAAATAAAAGACCCATCTGGTGCTGTAGTATCAACAACTTCAGGAAGGTATAGCCCGAAGGATCTCGTAGATATGTACGAGAACAACTACATGAAGGGTAAATCACCAGAGCAAATAAAGCAGCTTTCTGAGTTAGCTGGCCTTTGGGATCATTCTCGCCAAGCATTGGATGAAAATGCCGTTGCCGCATACATGAAGGAAGAGATCCTAGCAGATCTTAACTTAGAGACTCTTTCAAACCATCTTGGTAAAGATCTTGATAGTGGAACACTACATCTAATGGATCTTGCACGCCTCAAGACAAAGAAGAACCTACTAGATAGGGCTGTTAACAAGTTTGCCGGACTTGGAGGAAAGGGAGATCCTGTATCAGCTCTTACTGGGGCAGAATTTTCTCCAGAAGTATTAGCAGCAAATAGGCAGGCCGTTCGCGCACTGCAATCGCTTCAGGGAGAAGTTTCTCCTGCTGTAGCAGCTCCAGACGCACCAAAGATTAGCAGGGCGGAGATGATGAAGAACCGAGCCTTGCAGGAACGTGCAAAATACAGCGGTCTATTCAAGACCAAGGTACAAGCACAAGTTTACGATGCTGCTGGGAAGCCCGTAGGTGTGCCTGTAGACATCGAAAACATAAATGCATCCGAAGGGTCATGGCAGAACAAAAATGGATCTTTGAGGCAGGTTACGGGCTATGGTCAACGTCCTGACGAGGCGATGGGCGTGCAAATCCCAGAGGGTGGGTCATTAGTGGTCGGAAGGCAGATAGTCCGGCAGGCCGATGGGGTGACACCTGTGCTAATGGAGCCAAAGGAAGCAAAGCAGCTTCAGAAAGATAGGGCTAGGGTAGTGCGTGACGCTTTAAACACGCCGGACGCTGGCGCACCTAACCGATTTGAACCTACAGGCGATCCAGACGGCACATGGAGGGGTACATTTACGCCGCTGCAAATTGAGGCAATCAAGAATCTTCCAGAGGGCATTGTTCCTAAGTCTGTAAAGGAAAAGATGCTTAAAATAAATGATTTGATCGTTAAGGGAGATGGTTCACGCATTCTAGCGGATTATGCAGCAATGATGAATGATAATGGTCGTTACACGCCATATTCTGCAAAGATCTATGACCTTGTTCCGATTGGTATGCACCTTTCCAAAGATGGTCACTTCCTTGCTACAACGATTTCTGTAGGCAGGATGTTCGATAAGTTGAATAAATGGAGCGAGCGTATGCCTGCTCGACTTTCGCCTTGGAACGGAAGCAAGGACGCATTCTTCAAAGAATTCACGCAGACGTATCTAAAGAATTGGCAGAACGGATTAGCCGGAGAGACTGGACTTGGCGGAACGCCAGCCGAAGCATTTGCCAAGAAAAACATCTTCAATGATTTCTTGAACCTTACTACAAAAGACGCAGCACCTCTTAATCCAGACCGCACAAGGACACCTCGTCAAAGGGGTGACGTTCGTGGAAAGGACATTGATCGTACAATCATGTCTGTCCGCTTGGATCACATTACGGAGCTGATGGACAACGAACACGCTCCAAAGGTTCCAGTCAGCTACCAGAAAGCAAAGTTCAACATGATGCCAAAGCCAGAGGAAGGCGAGGAAGCCATAAAGCCTCTAACTTTTGCACCAAAGGGAGAGCAGCCTGCGCTTACGCCGGAGATACTTAAAGGCATTACGGCTACGCACATTGCCCCAACACAACAAGTTGGAAATCAAGCCATTCAAGAAATATCCAAGAAATATGTAGAATCTGCCGGAATACCTCACGATCCCCACCAAGCCTCAGTTCCTGTTAACGAAGAAATCGCTAAGAGAATAGCTGATTTTTACCAACAACAACAAGACAGCCCAAATGATCCTGCTGTTAAAAAAGCGTATACATCACTGGCTAATGAGGTTGTTGATCAGTGGAAAGCGTTTGAACAGAATGGATATACGGCAGAGCCGTGGACTGAAAAAGGTCAGCCATACGCTAATTCTAAAGAAATGATGGAAGATGTGCGAAACAACAAGCATATCTATTATTTTACAACTGAAAGCGGATACGGAGAATCAGGAATTACGGACAAAATGCGTCAAGAGAATCCAATGCTTTCAGCTAGTGGCGTTGATTTTGGAAACGCAAAGAATGTTCCAGCAAATGATGTGTTCCGAGTTGTCCATGACATAGTTGGTCACGGTGCTAATGGTTACGAATTTGGGCCAAAGGGAGAATTCAATGCATATCTTGAACACAGCAGAATGTTCAGCCAAGACGCAAAGCCTGCTCTTGCCGCAGAGACATTAGCTCAAAATAGCTGGGTAAATTATGGGCCGCATCTTCGCGACCAAGCTGGAAATCTTCCCAAGAAGGGTGAGTCAGGATTTATTCCAGTTACAGAAAGACCATTTGCCGAACAAAAGAATGTCATCATCCCTAAAGAAATTCTTGATGAAGTTGATAAGTATTCACAAGAACAAAAGACCATGCAGCAAAACGGAATTAGCTTCATGCCAGCTAATAACGAAAAGCAAGAGGTTCAATTTAAGTCTAAGCCAAAAAAAGGATCTGTAAGCGGACGCACGTTTGATCTTGTCCATTTTGGATCTTATGGCCTGAAGGAGACTAGCCCAAAGAAGATGGGCAAGGCATACGCCACGAAAACGGATCTTAGCGGAGCTGATAAGACATATTTCTATGTCAATGGCACAGATTACGAGTCACAGATTTCTGGCGGCAATCCATACACCGCAAAGGTAGACGGGAATAGCATTTACGATTTATCCATCGATCCGCTTAAAGTCACTGGGACAATGAATCGTCTTAAAATGGATCAAGCTATCCAGAAAGCTGGATATGCAGGCTATTACAGCCCCAAGAAGTGGAGTGGATCTGGCTTTGACGCAGTTGCAATGTTCAAGCCTGTCAAGGTGACTGAAGCCGAGCCATCGGATATTTATTCTAAGCGAAAGCTGGCGGCTATCAACAAAGGAAAGAAGACATCAGAGGCTCCTGATTATGCGGCGGCTGATGCGGCATGGGAGCAAAGGAAAGGCGGAATGCAATTCATGCCATCCCGCGAGGAAGAGCCTGAGCGCATTAAGGAAGCTACCTACACCAATCCTCGCACTGGCAAGGTATCTCGCGGCGAAACGCACCTTATTGCTAATCCTAACGCACCACAGGAGGCTACAGACCGCGAATCGCCTGCTTATGGCTTTGAGACTGACAAGGGACGCATAGTTGACAGGAATGAAGCGTACAACATCGCGCAGGAGGCTGGTCAGCTAAAGGAGCCGACTAGTGAGGATGAGAAGTTTCATGCTGATCGCGGAGTATTGCACAGCGGGATGTATGAGCCGAAAGGAATCTCCTTCATGCCTGCCGCCGGAGAGTCAAAGCCAGTTCCTACGCAAGAGGAGCTGGATGCAATGAAGGCTAGATTGCCTAAATATCGTCCTCAATTAATCCAATCCCCCATAAACAAAGATCGTTTCAAGATTAATATACGAGACGATAAAAATGAGGTGGTTGGATTTGGAACAGGTGCATACGACCCAACTGAAAACAGGCTAAATATAGAGCAAACGATGGTATATCCTGACTATCGGAAGCAAGGATATGGCGAAGCGTTGTATCGTGAGATTGCAAAGCACGCTCAATCCCTTGGTGCTGACTCCTTGTACAGTGAGGAAGTAAGCGATCCCGCAGAAAAGGTGCGCGAGAAACTTTTCCCGACAACATTAGAAAGAGGCGAGCGTGCAGATGAAAGGGCTATGGAAAGCGCAGTCCCATCCGGCATCTCTTTCATGCCTAAGAGCGATGAGCCAGACATCAGCGAAGAAGGCCATGTATTTCCAAAAGACCTTTCCAAGCCTTTTGAATTTACTCCAAGGATTGCTATGCACTTCATGCCTGCTTCAGAAGAAGTAGATTGGAAAGACTATATGCATCTTCCAACTATAGCACTAGCAGCTGATCGAATGGGTATAGGACAGGCTTATGTTGGCCCTACTGGAGCCAAGCAACCATTAAGCGTAAAATCAGAAGGAGGCGCAGGGTTCTCTACACTTTACAGGGACGAAAAACATAACCCGATTTGGGCGTTCTCTACATTACAAGCAGCAAAGAATTTCCTTAAAAGAATCAATGATGTAGCCAATGAATTTAAAACAGAGTCGGTGCTTGTTTCTCCAACTCTTCTTGCTCCAGACAATCATCTAAAGAATCAGACAGGTCAACTTGGCTATGTAGAAGCCTTGGAAGCCGCGATGAAAGCTAAAATGGTAAAAGAAACAGATCTCACAAAGCAAATAAACGAGATCATAAAAAGAATTTCCGAATCAAAGTCAGCAAAAGCTAAAGAGGCTACAAAAGCATTGGAAGGAATTACTACTTTTAAACAATTTGCACAGGCTGTAAGAGATAAGTCATTTAATTTTGGTGCTGCCGAATGGATCATGAAGAAAGCAGCGCAGAAAAAGCTGCCGATTACAGCTAAGGAGCTAGATCAAATGGGTATTTTGCCATCTCAGATTGCAAAGGACTTAGCGCATGAAGGGTATTATGAACTGCCTACATATTCAATGGTTTCATTGTTTGAAGTTCCAAAAGATCAAAAACCTGAAAAGGGAAATTTCCACAATTCGTACCCCTATATTGTACGAGGCAAATCCATTGGATATCTTAAACAAATTATTAATTTGGCCCAAGCAACCAAAGAGCCAAAGATATTTACCAAAAAAGGAAATATTACCGCTCAACCATTAATGACCGTGATGCCTATACTTGACTCTGAACTAATAAACAAGGCATTATCCACTTTACAGGCATACGACCCTAAAACTAACAAATAACTTATGGCACAACCAATCCCACGCAAAGAAGACCTAAAGCCTATTAGCGAGGCTGTATGTATGTTTATTGATCATGGCTTGTTTCTATCTCAAGCTCTCCGTCTCGCTCAAGACTTTAAGAAGGTCTATGTATATACACCGTGGGAGTCGGGGTTCCCTTCTATGACTTCTCTTATCGGTACTGGATACGATGAGATTGAAGTGGTATTAAGTCCATTTCCGTACATTGATGAATGTGATGTTTTTGTGTTCCCTGATGTGAACCACGGGCCTCTTCAGCAATATCTAGCTGATCAAGGAAAGGCAGTATGGGGATGTAAATTAGGCGAGTGCCTTGAGCTTGAACGCGAAGGATGCAAAGAAATTCTCAAGGTTCTTGATCTGCCTGTTGGTAAATTCACGCACATTGTTGGACTTGACAACCTCCGTGAGCATCTAAAGAAAAATGATGGGAAAACTTTGCACTGCAAATTGTCCCGCTGGAGGGGAACTTTTGAAACCTTTGCCTGTACGCATTATCGCGATGTTGAACCTAAGATTGATCAAATTGAGCATAAGATTGGGCCTCTGAAAGACGTTATGGAATTCACGGTAGAAGAAGATCTTCCTGATCGTGTTGAGGTAGGAACAGACGGATTTGTTATTGATGGAAAACAACCTTCTCAACTCATGGCTGGAATTGAGGTGAAGGATCTCTGTTACGTTGGCAAATTCCTTAAATACAAGGACTTGCCAGAACCTGTTCGTCGATTTAATGACCGCATGGAGCCTGTTTTTAAAGCATACTCGTATCGTGGTTGGATGTCATCTGAAGTAAGGATCGGATCTGACTTAAAACCCTATATGATAGATGCTTGCACAAGGAGTCCTAGTCCGCCAAATGAGCTTTGGCAGCTTGTTTATGCTAATTTTTCCGAGATCATCTACTACGGAGCGCATGGCATCATGGTTGATCCTGAACCTACTGCAAAATATGGAGCAGAGATCTTGATTCATAGCTCATGGGCCGCTGGAAACTGGCAACCCGTAAACATTGACCCAGATGTCCGCGAGTTTGTGAAACTCCGCAACTCCATGAAATTTGGTGACAGGGAATACATTTCCCCGATCCAAGGAGAGCTTCCAGAAATTGGAGCCGTTGTTGGCCTTTCTGATGAGTCTATTGAGGACGCTATTGAGGAAGCATTTAAGAATGCTGAAGGCGTGTCTGGCTACTATATTGAGATCCCCAAGGCATCTACACAAATTGCCCTTGAGCAAATCGCAAAGCTAGACGAGTTGGGCTTGAACTACTTCAAAGACTAGCCATACTTTATTCATCTATGGATGAATCAATAAAGCATAAGCGAGGCGATATCAGAGATGACGGCAAAGTGTTTTGGGTATATTCCAAGAATCATGTCTCTGGTGAATGCTGGTTAAGTCCTGAAAAATTCCAAGAATACAAAGAAAACCAGAAAAAACATCGACACGATTGGTTTGTTAAAAATCAAGAGCAAAACAATCAGAATAAACGCAATTGGACTTCTACGAATCCAGAAAGAAAAATCCAAAACGATAGAAATTGGAGAAAGCAAAACATTGAAAAGGCAAACGCATCTAACAAAAAATGGAGACAAAACAATCCTGATAAATGCTTGGAGCAACAAAGGGATTGGAGCAAACGGAATCCACAAAAACGGCGTGAATATTCAAGAGATTGGGCTGTAAGAAATCCTGAAAAGAGAAGCAAAATATTGTCAGAATGGAGGAGAAACAATCCTCAAAAAGCAAATTCTTATACCGCCAACCGAAGAGCATTGAAAAGATTTACCCCTATTATGATGCATCGTGATCATATTAAAATGATGGAGGTTTTTTATCAACAAAGCTCACGGGTTTCTTCATGTACGGGTATTCAACACAATGTTGATCATGTAATTCCTTTAACAAAGGGCGGATATCATATACCATCAAACCTTCAGGTTTTGCCTAAAAAAATTAATCAGAAGAAGTATAACAAACTCCCCCATGAATTGTCCCTCGCAGCTTAATCCTCTTCCCCACAAATGAGGATTGAAATCAAGTCCGTTGACCCTGCGGCGATTAGATACCCTACTTGCGGAGATTGGATCTGGTTGCCGGACGGATCGCTCCAAATCTTTGTTCCAGACTACGCCAACGAAAACAGTGCGTTCCTTGTGGCTCTTCACGAACTCGCAGAGGCATGGATGTGCAGAGATGCCGGTATCAGCGAGGAAAGTGTATCCAAGTGGGATATAGACCATCCTGACGCTCCTGAGCCTGCCGAGGTGGAAGGCTCCCCATACATGGATCAGCATTCTATCGCAACGCAGGTTGAACTACGAGTCGCTGCCGGAATGGGCATCAATTGGAAAAACCACGACCGCTGGGTGCAGAACGCCGGAGATGAAGTAGAGCGTCAACTGAACAGCGGAGTGCCTGTGGCTAGAATCACCAAGGAAGGATCGCGGTACTGGGCGGAACTTCATTTGTACGGACTCCGGCATGGAGGAAAGCCAACGCAGCCTTGGCTTGATTTGTGGATTCATTCGTTGCCATTCGATGGATGCCCTTGCAAGGAACACTTCGCAGAATTTCTCCGCAACAATCCTCCTGACTGGTCAGACTTTTTTGGCTGGGGAGTGCGTTTGCACAATTCGGTGAATGATCGCATCGGGAGGCCGACGATCAGCGTCGAGAACGCAAGGATTGTATGGTCAAGTAGGTCATTCTAGGCCGTAGAGCCTGTATTTATCAGCATCAAATTATTTTCAAAATACTCGTTGACGCAAAGCGGCTTTGGTACTACCTTCATTCTTGTCGGTAGAAAACAACAACAACACATCAACACATCGAAATAAAAAAATATTACGCTCGACGGAGTCTCATAAACAAAAGTACATTCGTCACGCAGTAAGAAGCGATAACCACAACAAACCCAAATAAGGAAACAATACAATGCACTCACTACAAGCCATCATATTCCAAGACATCCACCACGCTCGCCGCGCTAAAGCTCGCGCTCTCAAGAAGCGTGCAGAGGCCGCACAGCAGGTCATCGTTAGCCGCCTCGCCGCAACTCGCGGTATCCCAGTCAACCATCGCTAATACAATCTGGTATTGCGATTAGGAGAACCTGTCCTTAATAGGGTGACAGCCGGAGAGACGGCACAATTATAAATAAATATCATGCAATCAGAAATCACAGCACTTCTAAACAACGACTATTGGATCATCTTCTCCGCTCAGAATCCTGACGCAAAGAAACTGAGTGACGTACAGAACGAGATCCTTCACCAAGACCTAATCCGCAAGTTGGCTGACCAAGGCCGCAAGTACGAGGAAGTATACGGACGCTACAGCGGAAATACTGAAAAGGGAGTCTTTCTGAAGACGCTCGTCCCAGTGGATCGCCAGCTTGCCTCATCCTTTGCTCGCCAATACGGTCAGGAGTCGGTTTTAACGGCAGAAGGATTGGTTTATCAAGACGGATCGCTACACCCTTGCAAGGGCATCGTATTCCCCTTGAGCGAGCCTGAAGATAACTTCTCACTGCTTCGCTCCACATATTTCTACTGCGACATTGATTTTGATCAAAAGGTGCAGGAGCCACAATAATCACCATCAATACAATACCATGACAAACGACACGCTAGAACAATTAGAGCTTCTTGCCGGACTTTGCAGAAGCAAGGGACTTGAAGGAGTTTCCTTGTCCGTAGACTCAGACGGCTATTTCACCGCTTACTTTGCAGGTGGCAAGGAAGTGTCTTATTACAATTTCGACCACGCAGTAAAATCCATCCATAACCTAAAATAACCATGAGCCGTTCCGTATCCACACACCCTAACGCAATTGTAACCCAGTATCTTGCCCCAGTCCTTGAGGGAGATCCTGATTTTCTTTATCACATCTTGGATGACTTCCTAGATGACATTCGCAACATCTTCACTGGCGAAGCGGGAGTAGATTCCGGCCTGCTCTTGAACGGACAGCCGTTCACTGGCTTTGAAGGATACATTGAAGCTGATAGGTGGGCTGGGCGCGAGGATCACGTTATCCTTGAGGGCGAGCTAACCGAGATAAGTGTCAGCGAGTATGGCGGCATCGTTGCGGTTTGCCTAGCACCGCTGAATCCAGATGACGAGGCTCATGTTTCAACGTGCCAGAGGGCAGAGCCATATTTCAGGGCTATCTTGCAGAAGGCATTTCCCAATCAGTGCCTTTCAAGGCAGGGAACGATGAGCAATGGCGAGGGAGTGTACAACGTCATTGAGTAGATAGGCCGCGCAGCCGCATAAACACTGGATCAAATTATTTTTAAAAATAATTGTTGACCCAAAGCGGCTTTGGTACTATTGTGTCTGTAGTCAGTAAGAACAAACACACAACCAACCAATAAATAAAATGACATCACTACTCGCAAAACCCCATGTCGGAACCTCCAGTCCAGAGGTTGCTCACTATAGCACCCAAGACCAACTGCAAGACCACTACGAGCTACGCGACTATGGTCGCCGGATCAGCCGCAGGGCTAACCAGAAGTTCGTTCAACTAGAAGAATGGACAGCCGAGCGCGAAGCAGCATTGGATCGTGAGTTTCAAAAAAAGGTAAGCACTGTGCGTTACGACCGCTTTGGCAAGCTAGTCAGTGAATAAACGACTATGAATAAAGAAAAGTACACTCCATCTCACATCTGGATCTTTGTTCCCAAAGCATTTTACCAAGATGCATTGGAATGCGGTTGCGATGTCCCTCCAATCCTCAGCAGAAAACGCCAAGGTAAGGGATACACCATAATGCTAGATGCGCTTGACCCTCGCTACGCCGACTTGGAGAATAGGGCAGAATACTATGCAGACTCCGGCATGGCTGGCGGTTGGGATGAAAGCGCAATCCGAGTCGTTGCCGCCGCCAAAGCATTCTTAAAAGCTCGGAAAAAATACGATTACCTTTTCACAGAATAAATGAACATCGTCCAACGAATCCAATTCCTCAAATGGTGCGCCAGCCATCGCCTGCCAGTAAAACGCTTCCCAGCCTATGGGGAGCGTGTGGCATCAATCTGGATCAACGCTAAATACAAAGAAAAATGAAAAAACACTCAACGATCCCAGATGACGATTACCGCAACAGGATCTTAGAAAAAATTGGAATTCCTCGCGAAATAACTCTTTCTTCCCTAGCTTTAAAATTGCTAGAGCGCAAAGAACGAGAGATCCAAACGGAAAAAGCATTGAGAGAAACTCCGAGGCACATTATTCACCAAGTTCATAATCATACCACACCAATCCGAAAAGTTCGCAAGATAGGTGAATCTACTGGAATTGCAGACTTTGACCGCGCTGAACGTGACTACCACGGCTACGAGAAGCCACTAGAAATCGCTACAGGAGGCCATCGGGTGCGAGGACTCGACTACTTGATAAAATCGCGCACATAGCCTATCCTCGCGGGATTATGAGCTTCCGCAAAGTCTGCACCGCTATGATCAACGGCAAACGCTGGAGCGTAGGTTTCGGCTTTACAGGCAAGACCGCCGGAATCGTTGACGATGGCGTATGCAGGTACGCCAGCAATAGGATCGTCGTCCACTCAGCGCACAGCGGTAGGGTGCGTAGCTTAGAGGAATGCGTCATCCATGAGGTTGCACACGCCGTACTGCCGCAAATCGACGAGGCCACAATTACGCATCTGGGAGAGGTCGCCGCTAAGGTGCTTCTGAAGATGCAGGCCGCAGAGCCGCATAAACGCTAGGTATACAGCCAATAAAAATAAATCAAAATAATTGTTGACCCAAAGCGGCTTTGGTACTAGTCTCTTAAATGTCAGTCACACACAACACACACACAAACACACATGAACTACCAGATCACCCTCACCTTTGACGAACTCGTCCAAGCTCGCGCCGGACTCCAGTGCTACATTGAACACCTCTGGAAGCTCAGACGCGACAGCGACAGGGTCATTGCTCGCAATTGCTGGAATCCAACAATCCGAGGCAAGATCGCCGCACTACGCGCACTCCGTAAGGCCACCCTAGTCTAACCACCAACCCATAAATAAATACCATGACAATAGCCGAACACCACGAATTCGCTCAGATTGAGCGCACCTGCGACGAGATTCGCAAAGACAACATCGACCTGCAGGCCGAGATCCAATCCCTGCACCAAGACCTATGCCAGATCCTGACGTTAAACACGCTAGGGAAGACTAAGGCAATCGCAGACCTAGTAAACGCAATCCTCGCACATCCATCACGATAATGCGCTGTATCGACAATTTAATTAACGGAAACATCAAGGAAGCTAAGGCCGGAGCCAAGCGAGCCACATTCAACTCCATCTTGAACGCCGCTGAAATGGTGTATGGGATGTCTATGCGCGAAGCTCTGTACACCGCCAAGTTTTTAAAAGGCGAGATCGAATGGGCGCAGTACTGCCAAGAGAAACACGCCCTAACCTTTTCATACTAATGATCATCCAAAACATCCTATGGTTCCTCCAAGGAGGAATTCAAGCCACCCTGCCACTCGTAATCGCCTTCGCAATACTCCACCTCATCTACCGACCACAAAAATGAATACCCAAGTACAATCCCTCCTCAGCAACCTAGAAGCCCTGTTTACCAGCCAAGTGGCAATGGCAGACGCTCATGGCCTACCAACGCTACCACACATAAGCCTAGCGCGTGCAAAGGAGCTTCTAACCGACATCAGGATCGCCAAGGCCACAACCAAGCAGGCTAAAGACCCTGCGTACTTTAACCGACTCGACACAATACATTGCAAATAATGCAATTATGTGTTGACACCAGTACCAAACCCGCTAACCCAGAACACATGGAAAACATAAACCCATACGAGGCAGGAAAGAATGATATGCGCGAACAGCTAGTATCATTCATTTACGAAAGGTATTGTTACAACAAAACCTTTTTCGGAAAAGAACATCACGCGACTCAGGAAATCCGCCGGATCATCGAAGACATCCGCGAAGATCAGGCAGTCGAGCAGGAAAAACTCAAACATACAGAAACAGCGAGCGAATAAATAGATGGCAAAATATAAATTACATAAATCAGATACAGTCTTAACCAACGTCCATTCTAAGAAAGTCTGTAAAGGAAACTATTGCTGTATTCACAACCCAAGCAAGCACCACATGGCTGACTGGGAACAGGTTTGGCGTGAGGATAGGCGCATGATGGAACGCATTTGCCCAGAGCATTCTTGCGGACATCCAGATCCCGATGATCCATCTGCGGATCGCACGCATGGTTGCTGTGGGTGCTGCCGCCCACCAGAAACTAATAAATAAATATGAAAGCTAAAGAATACTTTGGAGATCGTCCCTGCATAAATTATATTTGGGTCATGCTTGACAGGTTAGGCCCATTTATACCTAAATTGCGACCTGCGGTAAAAATGCCGCACAAGCAATCATTAACAAAATAACTTTATGAGTCGTGAACCCATTAACCATCCTGCTTTTCCTGTAGCCGCATACGCTGGCGATGAGACTAACCCAATCGTCCGACCTAATAGCGGCATGGGTATACGCGATTACTTTGCCGCCGCTGCACTCTCTGCCCTTGCCAAAGACAAGCAGGCCGGAGAGCCAGAGGTTGTCGCTGAAACAGCCTACGCCTTTGCAGACGCAATGCTAGAGGAACGCCAATACACAAACCGTAAATAATATGTGGCATCACAATAAAAAGAATCCAATGGTATCAACTCCGGCAAAGGCTCCGGCAAAGCCAGCTCCTGTTAACTCAACAGCTCAATCCAGCTCATCATCTATTAAGATGGGATCTCCTGAGATCCGTATAGGACTAGATGGAGCTTCACGCCGTTCTGGAATGGGAGAGGATAAGTTCCCCAAAATGCCAAAGGATAAGAAGTCAATCATGCCTAAGCCTAAGAAGGCCCGTATGCCAAAAGTAAAAATGCCAAAAGCAAAATAATCACCGCAGTAAAAACAAACCAACAAAACAAACATATGTCCGACGAAACAAACACACCAGAAATCCCAGCCAGCGAGACAGCCGCACCTGCACAGCAAACGCTACAGGAGATGATTGCCGGAATTGATATTACCGAGGTCACATTTGAACAGATCTTCCGCGAGCTAATCGGAGCCATCCAGAATGTCGCCATCACCGCACAGATTGCCCTTGGTATCGCAGAGCGAGTCAAGATCCGCGATCTTGCTGCCGCATCTGCACAGGAGGAGGTTCCTGTTGTCACTCCAGAACTTGAGGTAGTCTAAATATATGAAAATTTCATTTCCTGCATTACTTGGCACAGTGTTTATTGCGCTCAAGATTACTAAAGTCATCACATGGTCATGGCTATGGGTATTAGCCCCGTTTTGGATTCCGGCAGCTATTTGCATATTTCTTATTCTTGCCGCTTTGGTACTTTCGCTTATAGTTGCATTAAATGAAGGCTAATAATTTATACAAACGAGCAGCTAAAGCTATTGACGGCGCAGATGAAGCGATTTCACCACGTTCTCACGCAGAAGAGCCTGCCGGAGACAAGGCAAAGAAAGCCAATCCACAACGCATGGACATCCTCCGCAGAGCAGCAATCTCAAACAGGCAGAACGATGTATCCAACTCATAAACAAGAAAACGAATGCACCGATGCGGCAATTGCCTACATCAGAAAACACTACCCAAATGAAAGAAAAGAACCCTCACCTACAGCGTCACATTTTGAAAACGGAGACGTACCACGAATTGATGAACAGCCGGATTCACAAGCATACACGAAAGAGTTTAAATAGTAAGCTCGGTGGTCTTTCCAAAGGAATGAAGCATAAGCCAATGGAGGAAGAGAAATGAAAAAAGGACTTTGGTACAACATCCACATCCACATGAAGCAGAAACGTATTGAACAAGGTTCTGGCGAGCGTATGCGTCCAGTAGGAAGCAAGGGTGCGCCAACCGCTGCTGCTATCAAGGCATCTCAAAAGACATCCAAAAAAAAGTGAGCGAAAAGAAATTCAAAAAAGTTGTTACCAACCCTGAGACTGGCAACAAGAAAACCGTGCGTTACGGAGCCAAGGGATATTCAATTGCCCCTCACACCAAAAAAGGTGATTCTTACTGCGCTCGCAGTGCTGGTCAGATGAAGGATCATCCAGCGGCAGCGCATGATCCAAACTCACCTTTGCGTTTGAGTCGCAAGAAATGGGCTTGCATCGGGAAACGTAGCGCAAGATGAGTCAGCCAATAGCTAAAAACCAATTTGGAACAGGCGCAGGCAAGGGCGATCACGAACGCCCTGTGAACCGCGCAGTATTCCGAGAGAACATTGATAAAATAAAGAAAGGCCCAATGCGAGGGAAGGCCGTTGCAGTCAAAGCCGGAAAGACAACCTATAAATACTAATGAAAAAGATACCATCCGAAGTCCGCGAATACCTCGCCATGATTGGCGCAAAAGGCGGATCTAGCAAGAGCGAGAAAAAGCTGAAATCCATCGGCGAGAATGCAAAAAAGGGAGGTTGGCACGCACAGAAGCGTAACCAGCCACAGCCGGAAGCGGCTTAAACACAGGCTCTACAGGCCGTGAAATTATTTTCATTTATTTTCACCGAATCGCTTGACACCTAAGCCGCTTTGGTACTATTGTGGTCGTGTAGTCAAAACAACCAACACACACATGAAAAACCCAAACTTCAAAGAGATTGCAACAGCAGGTGACTTACGATTGGTCTATCGACAGTATTATGGCAACAAGCATGGTTACACTATCGCTATGGGAAACTGCATTCTATGGAATGGACAGGAAGAGTCCCTTGGTCGTGATCTCCTGCAAAAGTTTTCCGAGATGAACTGGGGAAAATAAACATAGACACCAATACCAAAGCCGTTAAATTCACCCAGTCGGTCAACCTAAACACACACACATGAAAGACACACTAAACGCAGCCCTAGTAGCAGCTCTCAGCGAGCTTACCAACCTTGCCAAAGACAAGGTCAACCCACACTTCAAGTCGCGCTTCACTTCACTCGATGCGATCCTTGATGCAACACGCCCAGTCCTTGCCAAGCATGGCCTAGCTCTATCACAGGAGCCTGTCTTTGAAGACGGCATGGCTGGCGTAGTCACTCGCATCATTCACACCTCCGGCGAAAGCAGGGAGAGCACGCTAATCCTACCCTTGCGAGACCAGTCGGCACAGGGAGTCGGAAGCGCAATCAGCTACGCTCGACGTTACTCTGCCGCCGCTGTGCTTGGCATCGCATCAGATGAGGACGACGATGGACAGCAGGCCAGCACACACCCAAAGTCCATGACACACCCCAAGGCCATAACGCGAGCCGCTATAGCCAAGCCTGTAATCAACAAGCCGGATAACTCGCTGGATACGCTCTTTGGCCTGATGGACACCAACAAGGTTTCCGAGGAAGAGATTCGCTCATTCTGCCTTTCAAAAGGCATGAAGGATGTGCCGGAGTTTGTAGCAGACATCAAGGAGTCTGTTGCCAAGCGTCTGGTGGAAATCTTCTCCGAGGTGGTCGAGTTCAGCCTTAACAAGTAATTATATGACCCAAGAAAACATCGTTAAAATTTATCTAGCTGCTTACAAGAACTTAACACCAGATGCACTTGATGAGGTATACAAATGGCAATGGGATGATGTCTATCTGTTAGCGGATAGGATTATACAAGAGATTGAGCCATTGCTAGACGCATACGAAATGTCAGAAACTAAATAAACAATATGGACGAACGAGCCAACAAAATGTCCGGCAGTGCAATGGCGACCTACGCCGACTGCGCCGGAAAATACCAGTTAGAGATTACCTGCCCTCCTAGCGAGGGCGGGGCGGCGGCGGACATGGGGACGAGAATCCATTCCTATCTTGCCGGAGAAGACATTATCCTGAACGACGAGGAGCAGGCAATCGCTGATCTTTGCGAAGCGGAATACGGAGAGATCCTAGAGACTTTGGGATTCGGAACGCCAGATAATGTGACCATTGAAAAACGCTTATGGTACGGAGACATCTGGTCAGGCCAGATTGATCTGATCCTGCACTGGGGCGACAAGGTATTAATCATCGACTGGAAGACTGGAAGAGTCGGAACAGGAAACACTGCCGCCGACAATATCCAGCTCCGAGCCTATGCTGTTCTTGTCCGCAAGAATCTGAACATCAAGGAGGCATATGTCGCCATCGTCCAGCCAATGGCGCAAAAGTACACAATTGCCCATTATGAGGAGAATGACCTGATCGACGCTGAAAAGCAGATACAGGGCATCGTGGAGGCCGCAATGCATCCTGAAGCACCAAGGACACCAAGCGCATCGGCTTGTAAGTATTGCCGAGCCAAGGCTATCTGCCCAGAAGTCGGAGGAGTCGCATCAGAGCTGGCAGTATTTACACCAGCGCAGGTTCCGGCACTCAGCAACGAGGCAATAGCTGATTTCTTGGATAAATCCGATGTGGTTGAAGCGTTTATCGAAGCGATTCGCGACGAGGCCAAGACGAGACTCCTAAAGGGCGAGGAAATCGCAGGACGGAAGCTGGCATCAGGCCGTACCAGCCGGAGCGTTGAAGACCCAGTAGAGGCATTCAAAGCCCTTGAACAGTACTTGACACCTTCCGAGTTCACTTCTGCTTGCAAGGTTTCAATTCCGCAACTAGAAAAGATTTTTGCCACAGCCAATGACATGAAACCAGCGGAGGCGAAAGTCTCTCTTGGAAAATTGTTGGAGGCTGTGCTAGTCACGAAGACTGGCGCACCAATGATGGTTCGTGCAAAATAACCAAACCAAAAACAAAACACACATATGTCTGATAAAATGACAGAGAAAGAGTTGGCTATTGTTTCTGCTATTGCGGCAGAGGCTGTTGATGCATTGCAAGTGGATGTTTTCCAAGCACAAGAAATTGTCGAGGATCGCATTCAGTTTCTTGTCGATGCTGAGTTGATCGAAGTCGAGGATGGCTCCGAAATGATTCGGACTGTTCTGCATATCGCTCTTGATGCGCTGTTAGATACAGACGAAGAAGAGGACGAGTGCGAAGATTGCGATGAGTCAGACGAGTACGGGGATTGTGACGAGAGGGCTTACTAATGCAATACGATAACAAAAATACAGGCGCAGCGTTCTTGAAAGAGAATGTCAACCCGAAGGCTCCAAAGTGGAGTGGCCCACTCAATGTAGATGGAAAGGACTATCAGGTCAGCATCTGGGAGAAGAATTCCAAGGGCGGACTAGATTTCCTTTCCCTAAAGGTTGAGCCACCACGCCCGAAGGGTGAGGGATACAAGCCTAAGCCAAAGTTCACGCCGGACGATGATGGCGATGGCATCCCGTGGTAAAAATGAGCGCAGTAGTTTCCAAAAAGGGGCTAAAAGATTCCGACACATTTAGGTGCGATGATTGTGGAGAAAACATATCCGGCACTCGCGTGATAGATGGCGAATACGTCTATTACGTCAAGCAGGATAGGAGTAACCCCAACAATAATCGCTACCGATGCGAAGAATGCCAAAGTGATATTTGGACTAACTTCTAATGGAAGCTATATCGTTCATAGTTCCAATAATGCCAGCCTCCATGCAGGGGGCTGGCAAAAGGGCTATGTCAATGGGTGGAAGAGTAGTATTCTTTAAAGAAAAGCGTGCCAAAGACTATGAGACAGCAATCAAGTTTTACGCATCACCACACATTCCAAAAGAAAAGTTTACTGGCCCTGTTAAGCTCACAATAGCCTTTGTACTAAAGCGTCCTGCATCATTGAATGGAAAGAAGTTTTCTCAAGAGCGCATACCTGCTACAAAGCGGCCTGATCTAGATAATCTTGTGAAATTTAGCGTGCAAGATTGTTTGAGTGCGTTCTGGGAGGATGACAGCCTTGTCACCCAGCTCATTGCCTCCAAGTGGTACGCCGCTGTTAATGAACAGCCAAAGATTGAGATTGCAATTGAGTCTATAGAAGGTATTAAATGAACAAAGCCACAGGGAGTTGACGCTCCGAGTGGCTTCTAACCTCAACCATATCATTACTATGACCGAAGCTGTTCAAACTTTAGAGCCTCCCGCGCATCGTTACAAGCGTGGAGATGTACGAGAAGACGGATTAATTTTTTGGGCTTATACACAGCATGGAAAATATCAAGAATGGGTATCTGAAAAAAGATTCCTAGACAGAAAAACAAAACGAAAAGAATATCGTCATAAATACTATAAAAATAATAAAGAAACTGAAATACAAGGCCACAAAAAATACTATGCTATAAATAGGACTAATATCATACAAGGTATGAAAGAATACTATGTTAGAGATAGGGATAAGAGATTGTCAGATGGAAAGCAATATCGCGAAAAAAACAAATGCGAGATAAATAGAAGAAACGTTATTTATTGTAAAAATAGACTAAAAACTGATGTATTATATAGACTGTCTCGTTCAGTTGGTAGTCTTATTAGAATCGCACTATTAAGCCAAAAATATACCAAGAAAAGCAGAACACATGAAATACTTGGATGTTCATTTGAGTTTTTTAAAAACTATATAGAACAAAGGTTTCTTGACGGAATGACATGGGAAAATAGATCCGAATGGCATCTTGATCATATTATTCCTGTATCTTTAGGAAAAACAGAAAAAGAGATTATAAAATTGAACCATTATACAAATTTTCGTCCACTATGGGCTAAAGAAAATATTGCTAAGGGCAATAAGCAGAACAAACAACTAGAACTAATAAAATGAAAACAATACAATCTGAGCTGGTATTCCAGCCAATCAAACCAGAACCGCCGGAGAGCCGTCTTTATAGAAGATTTGAAAAGTTCCATAAAGATAATCCCAGCGTTTACGACAACCTAGTTCTCCTCGCACGCGAGTTCCGCCGTAAGGGTGGCAATCAGAATCGCAAGATGGGAATCGCAATGTTATACGAAACATTGAGGTGGAATTATTATATGAACGTGGAAACAGAGGAGGAGTACAAGCTCCCAAATGAATTTCGCGCACCGTATTCCAGATTGGTTATGGATCAGGAATTTGACCTACAGGACGCTTTCCTTATAAGAAGTTCAGTCGTTGACTAAAAAAATATATGAAACCTAACGAAGCATTCACAAATTGGTACGCCACAGAAGGCGTAAGGACTCCAGTATACCCAGTAGAGGGTGAAACAAACCACCATGAGGAGTACCAGAAGCTGGCATACTTTGCAGGCTACAAGGCCGCAATCGACTACTGCGCGGCGGTTGTTGACAAGGTCGGCATTGAGCTAGGGAAAAGTAGATAATGAACTACTACAAAAGACACATTGGCGATTACGCCAAGAAAGCCGGAAAGCTCACCATGCTCCAACACGGAGCGTACACGCTTTTGTTGGATGCGTGCTATGATCGTGAAAGAATACCCACGCTTGAAGAGGCTTTGGAATGGTCATGGGCAATGTCTCAAGATGAGATCGATGCCGTCATATTTGTACACACGAAATACTTTCCAAAGAACGACAATGGACAACACACCCAGAAGCGTGTTTTGGAGGAGCTTTTGTCGTATCAATCCATCTCAGAAACAAATAAACGCATCGCAATTGAGCGTGAGCAAAAGAGAAAAAGCACGAAGCGTGCACAAGACGTGCACGAAGCTCCACCTAACCATAAACCAATAACCAATAACCATAAACCAGATAAGAAGAAGGTCGCTGAAGCTCCCGTTGTCATTCCGCCGTCCTTAGATAATGTTTCTTTCAAGATTGCATGGCAGGAGTACATCGCTTATCGCAGTGAGTATAAGTTTAGGTCACTTAAAAGGCAGAGCATACAAAACATCTACGACCAAATGGAAGTTTGGGGATGTGATAACGCCATTGAATCAATTCGCGCTACAATCAGGAACGGATGGCAGGGCTTGTTCTTTCCAAAGCAGGCGCAGTCATCGGGAGGAAAAAAAGCCTCGCCTTCTGAGTTCGATCACGCATTCTAGCCAACCAATAAATAAATCAATACATGAAAAAGACCTGCAATAATTGCACTGCAGAGTTCGACACCGAGGACATCTTCTTAGGTGAACGCCTGCTTTGGAGCATCAGCACCTGCGATCCATGCAACGAGACGCTGGTAGCTGAACAAGCCGAGCGAGAGAAACAAGAGGCTTTAAACGCCCGTAAAACGCAATTCTGGTGCGATGTGCCGACATTGTACCAAGATACGGATAAAACGAAGCTACAGGCCAACCTCGTCGCGGCAATCGATGGATGGGAGTATGGAGCAAAGGGCTTAGGCTTCATCGGGAAGTCAGGAGCCGGAAAGACCCGCGCATCTGTTCTCCTACTCCAGCGCATAGCCATGACAGGGAAGTCTATCTGCTTTATGAAGGCCGTGAAGCTGACAAACTATGCACGCGATAAGTTCAGCGACGACCATAAGGAGAAGGAGGTGGCAACCGAGCGCATCCGGCAAGCCTATCGCGCAAAGCTATTGCTGATCGACGACATCGGAAAGGGTCGCCTATCGCCGACAGCAGAGGAGCTTCTATTCGACATCATTGACGAGCGCAGCGAGAGAGGTCTTCCTATAATATGGACATCAAACTCAGGTGCTAAGGCACTCCGAGAGATGCTGTCACCAGACAGGGCGGACGCTCTTATTCGCAGGCTCGCAGAGTTCACTACCATCACCCACATCCAATAATGAAACTACTCCAACAAATCTATTGCCTATTCAAGGGCCATTCACTTATTCTACAGGCTCACAAGCGCAATCAATCAACCCGATTTGTCAAATGCCTCCGATGCGGAGACAGCTGGCCCGTCTATAAATAAATAATATGGAATCCGATACACCACGCACAGACGCTCTCATGCATAAAGGGTGCATTGCCATCAATATCATGGAACACGCGAGGCAGTTAGAGCGCGAACTGACCGAGGCACAGGCGTACAATAACAAAGTAACCAAAGAGCTTTGGATGTGGAAGCATGGGGAGATGCGATCCGAGCGATTGATTAAGGAACTAAACGCAACTCGCGCAGCATTAGAGCAGAGGACAGAAGACGCAGTTCGCATGAGGAATCTATTAGAATAATTATGAGCAAGCCATACATCGAAGACGAAGACCCTGATCTGTAACCATGAGCCTAGACATAAACACACCAAGAGGGCAGGAATCAGTACAGGAAGAGCTAGAAATGCTAGACATCATGCGTTACGCCCATAAAGACTATCAGTTTATCCACACCCCAATAACCAAGGCCGCTTTGATAGATGGAATGATTATCAGGGATGGAGAGCTAGTAGGGATCTATGAATCTAAGTGCCGTAGGAGTACTTTGAAACAATTCAAGAACGAATTCTCAAGCGAGTGGATGGTCAGCTTCCATAAACTACAGGCAGGTTCTCAGCTCGCTAAGGCTCTGTGCGTGCCATTCGTTGGATTCCTGTACCTAGTTCCGGACAAAATGGTGGCTCGCATCAAGCTAACGGATGATAATGGCAACTTCCTACCATCTATATTTATCGGGCGCAAGCAGACATCCAAGTGCTGCAATGGAGGAACTATGATGGACACCTGCGGATTCATTAGCTTAGACTCTGCCGTCTACATCACAAAAGGAGACAACTAATAGCCATGAGCGTATACAACGAGACTAACTTTAATAAGATGCTGGATGCATACTCTGAGCTGAAATCAGAACGTAACTCCCTAATACTGGTCATCAATAACCTAGCTACCGAGATGGTAAACAAGCATGGATATACTAATGAATCATTGTCGGAAGTAGTTAATAGAAAGCCGGAAGAAGAAGTTATTACTATACAACCATAAAAACAAATAGATTGTAATAGAGACATTTTGTCTCTATTGCTGACAACCAAAGCCGATTAGATATAAGATATGAAAACAGATACGCCACGAACTGATGCCGCCGAGCCTCAACTCTACAGCAATGCAGGAGGATGGGTTAAAGCAGACTTCCCGAGAGAGCTAGAACGAAAGCTTGCCGAGTCACAAGCCGAGGTTGAGTTTTGGAAAGCCAAAGCATATGAAGCCGAGGAAATGGAAGGAAAGCACGAGGCCGAGGTCGAGAGGCTTACTAAACGCCCCTTTGGTTGCAAGTGCGAAACCCTTAGAGAGAAGGCTCTTGGTGATGGATGCGACGAATGCAATAAGGCTCTTGTTATTGAGATGCTAACCGACGAGCGGCATGAGCTAGAGGCCGAGATTGAACACATCAAGAAACTCCTAAAAGATCCATCGGCAGTCCATATTAACACGCTAAGAGGCACTATTGCTGGTCTTTCTTGGGATGGGTACGAACACATTCTTGGCCCTCATCCTTGCAGGGAACGAGCCGAGAAAGCAGAGGCCGAGGTCGAGAGGCTATCCAAACTCACAGAAGATTGCCTAAACGTCATCCGTGTTTATTGCCCGACTTATTACAATGACGCAATGGAGCGTTTTAACAAAACCAACAAAATGAACTACAGAATCATCAAAACACGATGCGGTAAGCATTTTATTAAATATAAGTTCCTATGGTTTTGGTTCACGAATCATCCATTTAAAGGGCCAACTTACATGGATTCACTCTACCACGCCGAGTTGGAGCTGAAGTCTATCAAAAAATACAAAGCGGCTAAACAAGAGATTGTTTACGAGGATTAATATGCACGCACTAAAAAACCCTAAGCACGAACGATACGCACGCCTTCTCGCGCAGGGGCTAACCCAGAAAGAAGCATTCATTAAATGCTACCCAGACCAAAACCCTGAGTACGTCAAACCTAATGCCTCGCGCCTAGCTAATCAGCTCGACGTGATGGCTCGCGTAGCCGAGATCAAGGAGATGGTTGACTCCCAGTATGCAATGCAACTTGGCGAGAAACGAGATCTCCTACGCAGGATGATTGATGGCCTTGTGCCTACCAAGGTAGTTAAGAAAGCCGATGGCAAGATTGAAGCTATCTTTGACAGGCTCGCCGCTCTCCAGATGGACAGCAAGATCGCCGGAGAGTTTGCTCCTGAACAAGTGCAGCTATCAACAGGCCCAACGCTCAAGCTGGAGTTCAACATGGTAGGCCGGAACACCGCTCCGAATGAGGCACTGGAAGCAGAGTGGGAAAGGATCAATCCTGAGACTGTAAAGCTGTTGAACGAGCAAGAAGACCTGACTAGGTTTGAGGAGGCAAAGATCCGGCCTGATCGCACTCCTAGTCTTGACAGCTTAAAGGAAGTAATCGATGACATGGAGTTTGCTAATTAATTATGAAAGCCACACTTGAATTTGATCTGCCGGAAGAGGGTGACGAACACATGAACGCAGTTAGGGGAGGAGAATGGCGGCTGGCATTCTACAAGCTCCATCAGTACCTGTTCCGGCTACACGATGACGGCGCAACTAGCACGACAGAAAGAGACTTGTCAGAGGCCAACGAGATCTTAGAGGAACTGAACCTTAGTCTTTGGGATTGACATAGCTAATAGCAATAGTTAATAGTGTCAGCACTATGGCTAACTACTTCGTCAAAGGTCAACTTTACACCAACAACAACACAGATGTGTACGGAACAGACAAAGGTTCTGTCGTAACCAATCACCAAGATCCCAACATGAGGATCATGACTTGGCTCTGCACCGCTGTAACAGCTACGTTTGCAGTCTTCAAAAGTAAATCTGGTCGTCCTGACGGAACAGTCCACCGCCTTCGCATCTATAGCGATCAGCTTGGAAAGTTTGTCTTCCCTCGCGGACGCTTTGATGGTGCGCCTGTCTTCCGTAGCTAGTCCTACTTGTTCCTAGCTTTCTTAGACGGCTTTGCCTGCACCTTTGCGTGCGCCCTACCATAGATGGTCTTGACTTGTATTGACTCCGGCAACTGCTGGACAAAGATCTTTAAACGAAGAGCAGTCTCAGGACTCATTAGCTTAACTAGGTGAGAGAATTCCTCTCCGGCTGTTGCCAGCTTTGTTGCCTCAGTATATGTGTGTTTCTGGAGATCGTCGTATTTGTTAAACATAGTTGCAATGGATTAACAGATTAGCTAACGATTACAACTTATGAATTCATCCATGCCCGACACAGGGTATCGCATCCAGCCGCCGCTAAGTCAGAAGGTCTATCACCAACACGCCATCAACATTCGTTTGGAGGCAGACAAAGACGAAGAGAAAGGAATCCTGTACGCTGCCCAATACATTTTGCTCAATACGCTGAGGAATCCTGTTAACCTAACTGAGATTGACGTACCAACGGCAGAGGCTGTCGTGCGTCAGTATGTGCAACATCTACTCGACAACAATCAGTTTGAGGCCGGAGCGACGATCCTTTGGGGTAGTGCAGTTTATGACTGGAGACCGCGATCCTCACGCGATACATGGCGATGCCTGTTCGATCACGACCAACTGATGGTCATGGGCGCAGGCGCAATGGGTAAATCATTCGGAGGCGGTGCATGGTTCTACCTAGACTGGTGGAGAGATCCGGCGCACACCTGCATCAAGGTCATTTCGTTAACTAAGGAACACGCCGAGAGAAACATCTTTGCAGCTATCAAGACGTTCCACAGGACGGCATTGGTAAGGCCACTGACTGATCAGGCAGACAAGGCGACAAGCATTCAGGTCAATAGCGACAGCAAGAACGGCATTCAGCTTGTGGCAATACCTAAAGGAGAGTCAGGACATGGTACGTTGCGAGGCTATCACCCTTCGCCAAGGAGTGGGCAGGAGCATCATTTGTGGGGAAGACTTAGCCGGACACACGTTGTTTTGGATGAGGCCGAGGAAATCCCGTCTGGAGTCTGGGAGGGTATTAACAACATCTTGTCCACATCCGATACCGAGAAGTACGCCGGACACATTAAGATCTTTGGAGCGAGTAACCCAAAGGATAGGACTAGCGCATTCGGTCAGCGGTGCGAGCCAAAGGATGGATGGGGTAGCGTAGATTGCGAGGATGACTTTGAGTGGACGAGTCGCGAAGGTTACAAGGTTCTCCGACTAGATGCGGCGCGATGCGAGAACGTCATTGAGAAGCGTATCGTTTACGCTGGCCTTCAGACATATCAGGGCTTCATGGGGTACATGAGCCGAGGCCGGACAGCGGAAGCAATGACGATGGCAAGGGGATGGTTTCCAGAGGAAGGTCAGGCTATGGGAATTATCGCGCCTAGCATGATGGACAACGCCATCGGCACAGTGCGGTTTATCGGGCCTGTAGTACCCCTAGCGGCCTTCGATTTAGCATTGGAGGGTAACGACCAAGTAATGTGTTCCTACGGACGATTTGGGCTTTGTGATGGCTGGACACCCATGTCCGGCAAGTTCATTGAGTTTAAGAAACCAAGGACGGTTCTTCAGCTTGACAGCCAGATCCCATTTCCAAAGAAGACTACCTTGGAGCAGACGCAGGCGATCATCAACTTCTGCAAGATCATGAAGATCGGAGCCAACTGGCTATGTGTTGATCGTACAGGAAACGGCGCAGGCATTCACGATTCGCTTTGTTCCCTTTTTGGGAACGAGGTCATGGGAGTTAATTATAGCTGGGCAGCGAGCGAGACGCACATCCTTGGAGACGACAGCCAGCGAGCCAACGAGCTGTACAATGGGGTAGTGACTGAGCTGATCTTTGGACTGAGCAAGTACCTAGAGTTTGAGTACCTAAAGATCTCGCCATCGTTCAGGAATGAGGAGCTGACGCGACAAGCTACCGCTCGCAGATACAAGCAGAAGGGCAAGGGCATGGTGCGAGTCGAGAGCAAGGGAGAATACTGCAAGCGGACTAGGAGCAAGTCGCCGGATGAACTGGATTCCCTATCCATGCTGGTATACCTCATGCGGCAGAGAGGAGGGGCTGTAGCGACGATGACTGAGGCAAAGCCTGATCCTAACGCGAACAGGCGCGAGATCCAATCGCTCGTTGACAAGATGGAGTTTGTTGATATGAGTGATGGCTGATCAATTAATCTATACATGAAAAACAACCTTCCTTTGGTTGTCGCCTATGGTGGCGGCACAAATAGCGTAGCAATGCTTTGCGGTTTCCTAGAACGAGACATCAAGCCAGAGCTTATCATTTTTGCTGATACTGGTGGTGAATTGCCACATACATATAGCCACATTGAGATGATGTCTAAGAAGACAATGGAATGGTGGGGGCTACCCATTGAGATTGTCCACAAGACATACAAGAAAGAGATAACAACCCTTGAAGGCGATTGCTTGAGAAACAAAACAATTCCATCGCTGGCCTATGGTAGAAAGGCTTGTAGTATGAAGTATAAGATTGACCCCCAAAAAAAATACATGGTCAAGTGGATGCGATCTCAAAATTTGAACGAGGTTGTTTCTGCGGTTGGATACGATGCAGGAGAAGGGCATCGTGCTATTAACATCAAGGCCAATACCTTTGGAAAGGATTGTGCAGAAACAATGTGGTATCCACTAATTGAGTGGGCTTGGAGGCGACAGGAATGCGTAGAGGCAATCAATCGTCATGGCATACCGCAAGCGGGAAAGTCTTCTTGTTTCTTTTGCCCATCAATGAAATTGGGTGAAATCATACGACTTCGCAAAGAACATCCAGAATACTTTCAAAGGGCTATTGACTTAGAGGAAAACATGATTGTCAAAGGAAGGGTAGAAGGATTGAGATTTGGAGTCAAATGGAGCGAAATTGTAAAAGCCGATGACGATCAACTTCAGATGTTTGAGTGGCTGGACAAGAACGATCCGGCAAAAATACCATGTGGATGCTATGATGGTTAAAGAAATCGCAATGCTAATGGCCCTTGCTGTGCTTGGTTACATCCAAAATCTTGGATTTACTTGGGCATCAAGGAGCAGAAATCAAAACGACCCAAGCCTTCATAGGTGGGCCGCACTCTTTTCAAATTCCATATGGTTCATTGTGACTGTTTTGGTTTGGGGGCAAATGTGGTCAGCCCTTACGCATGGTTCAATATGGAAGATTGTAGCCACAGGTATTGTGTATGTAGTTTCCACATCAGAAGGATCTGTCATGGGAATGAAGATCCTGATTAAACGAGGAAAATAGTTTTTTACCCTTTGTTGTAACGGTAGCAAAAGCGACTTTGACTCGCTTAGTCATGGTTCAAATCCATGAGGGGTAGCCAACTTGTAAGGATTGCTTACAGGTTGCAGATAGATAACATAAACCCGATATATGTAGTGTGCTTGCTGGTTTTATCATTGTTGATAAGTTGAGCCAGTAGATCCAGCAGTAAAGAAAAGCAAAAGATTAAAGCAAATTCCCCCCTGATCCCCCCGTAATGGGAAAGCCTGTCAGAAAAGAAAAGAAACTACTGCTCACCATTCTAAACCCATCGAATTCGAGGGAATTAAAAATGCAAGCAGGGTGTTTCTTCTCATCTCAATCGGGTAGGACGTTTTGGTTCGTCAAAGCCGATGTATTGGATCATGTGGCACGCATTCACACCCATCCTCAGTCCTAAAGGGAAAACCCTCCGAGTGTTACAGCACAGGGAGGGTTTTGGTAGTTCGGGGGAACCGCTACAAAGTCTTCGTTCAGATGCGCGAACATTTAGAACAAGGCGAATATGATGTTGACGAGATCATGTGTCAACAATATCTTTTCATTGGAATCATTGCTGGTTGCATTGGAAATATCCGATGGCTGGTCGCTCCAGTAGGGATGGAAACATCCGCCAGTAGTTATTCCTGACCCCATCAAGCCTATGTTCTAAGTACACGCTCAAACCGATGGGGCATCATTTTACATCTTGTCCCCATACCCTCTCCGTGATCGAAAGGTTGCGTGATGGGCAAGGACGCAAATCGGGGGAGGCAGAGAGGGGGGAATTACAGACGTAGAAGGCTTCACGCCTCGTTCTGCAATCCTAGCGACCTGTCCCTCCTCCGACCATTTTAGTTGGATCTTCTAACGCAAAAGAACCATTGCCTCATGCATGGGAATGTGGGTTCAAATCCCACTCCAACTCAAAATAGTTCTTGATGCCTAAACCAAGATCGCCATATCTTATCCCCTCACCAAACCGTCGCCAGCAATGGTCGCGGATTGGGGTTTGGGAAAACCGCTCTCCACTGGCCGATTAGTTGCTGGTGGGGAGTTTTCTTTTTACGGGTATAGTCTAATTTCTTAACGAATTGTTTAGACTATGGGCTAATAATCCCCTTATAGGTTAATTTCACCGCACCAACCTAATCAAATGGAATTACACACACCCAAGACAATCGAACATATCGCAATCAAGAAGCTGACCCCTTATGCCAGAAATTCTAGGGTACATAGCGAAATTCAAATATCACAACTTGCGTCTTCAATAAAAGAGTTTGGCTTCACCAACCCTGTGCTAATAGACGATGGCAACGACATCATCGCCGGACATGGCAGGGTACTAGCGGCAACCAAGCTGGGGCTAGACACAGTGCCATGCATTAGGCTGAGTCATTTGACAGAACACCAGCGCAGGGCCTATGTAATCTTGGACAACCAATCAAGCCAGACATCATCGTGGAATTTCGATATGCTTTCGGTCGAACTTGATGAGCTTAATGATGCTAAATATGACATTTCGCTAATTGGCTTCAGTACGGCAGAACTGGCAGAAATCATCGGATCTCCCAACGAAATCGACGTAAACGAGGATGAAAACGTGATTGCGGACAAGAAAACGACGATTTGTCCAAAGTGCAGCCATGAGTTTGTTAATTAACTAATACTTGCTTAGGCATTGCAAATAATATACGAAATCCTAATGGCAAAACCGATAATTGGGATTATCCCACCTAATGGCTGGCACTACATTGATGGTGATGCAAGGCTTGCCGGATACGATTACAACAACCTTCTGAGCGTTGTTGAAAACTATCGTGCCGAGAATCATCTGCCAATCGGTGACGTAGAGGGAGATGTGAATAGTTACATTTGCACAAACTACCCGCACTTTTGTCATGGAGTTGACATGGTTACAATTACTAGCGTCAACCCATCTGGCGAGTTGCTTAATGACATCCAGACATGGGCAAAGAATATCCAGAACTCCGGCAAGCCCGTCATGTACGTTACGGACGAATTGGCAGAAGAGAGAGCTAAGACCTGTAGGGGATGCGTGAACAACGTCAACTGGAGAGGAGGCTGCTCATCCTGCATCTCTGCTACTGAGAGGCTATGTGCGAGCGTCAGGCAAGCCCGTGACACCGATTCCAGTGCTGTCCTTGGTGGATGTAACGTGATGCGTCACGACAACCGCACAGCCATTTTTCTTGATAAAGAGGAGCTTCAAACATCATCAAATCTACCAGCCAATTGCTGGCTAAATCTATAATATGGCAAACCTTAAACCGCTACCTCCAAAGATCACCGATGCATTTGCAAACAAAGCTCCACGCATGGTGGACGCACACGATAAACCGCGCATTCTCGACCTTGATGTGGTTAACCCAGATAATGGAAATCTTGACACGGTAAACAAGGACACGCTTCAGGTACGCCGGACATTCAAAGACGCAACGCAGGCGCACGCTGCGTATCGTCGGCTTAAACAACAGAACGTAGAGCGCAATAAGAAAAACCAGCTCATTCAAAAGAAGCTCAACAACGAGCCTCCATACAACGCAAAGAAGCTGGAGAGCATGGGGCAGAACTGGAGGAGCAATCGTCCAACTGGATTCATTAGCACGATGGTCACTCGCATTCAGCCACCGTTCAGGCAAGTCATTGAAAACGCCGCAACACTTACCTATGCAGCGTATCCGATTGAAAGCCTAGACGCAGAGAACAAGACAAAGATTTTCCGCGAGGAGATTACGAAGTGCATTAGGGGATGGAAAGGATTTGACGATCTTGTGGCTCAAGTTGTCCATGAGAATACTACCTTTGGATTCTGCGGATTGACTTGGGATGACTTGCGTGACTGGAAACCTGAATTCCTTCGCCAAGATTATACTTTTTTCAGCATTGAAACCCCACAGCAGACTGACCAGACACCTATTTGGGCAAGGAAGCGTAGGTATCAGATTGCGGAGCTTCTACCAGTGCTAGAGACTCCTGAGATGTCTGCCGCTGCTGGCTGGCACGTTAATAACTTAGTAAAAAGCATTAACTCAGCTATTCCGGCTGGTCGCACCCTCGACGCAGACGATGACGCACGCAGGTACGAAGACTGGATTCGGGAAGGAAGTTACGGAGCATCTTACGAAAATGACGCAAAATATGTAGAGCTAGGCGAGATCTTAGTGAGAGAGCCACATGGAAAGATTAGCAGATTTTTGTTCGACGACAAGTCAGGTGAGGAGATCTGCACTCAAGTTGATCGTTATAACACGATGAGCGAGTGCTTGGCATTGTTCTCAGTCGAGATCGGTTCAGGCAATTTAATGTCGAGCCGTGGCGCAGGCCGTGATCTTTACAACACGCACGTTGCTGTTGAGAAGGCACGCAATCTAGTGATTGATAATACCTATCTCAAGGGAATGCTATTGCTAAAGAAAGGCCCGAACGCCAAGGTCGGAATTGCTCCTCTTACTGTCACGCACCCTGTTTGCTATGTCGCAGAAGGATATGAAGTAATTCCCCAGTCATTGCCAGCAGATGTCTCGGATTTCTTGCAGCTTGATCAATTCATTAGCCAACTAGCTGAAGTTCAGGTCGGCACATTCTTGCCAGCATCTCCAATTGTGGGTCAGTCAAAGAAGACAGCATCTGAAGTCAATCGTGTTGCTGCTATTGAGAATCAACTCCGCGAGGGAATCCTTACTAGGTTCAGCCGACAATTCTCTCAAGCCGTCGAGCGTATGCAACGGGGCATCTGTCACCCTGAGCATATCAAGGCTGCATCAGAGCTTAAGATGAAGTTAGACATAGCACGCCAATCTGAACCTAACGCAGTCTGGGCAAAGGCCAGTGTGGTAGATGCATTCGACCGTTCTTCAATGCCGCTGCCGCCATTTATGGTTCCATTTGAGATTGCTCCTCACTTAGATGAGGACGCTGTCAGTGCCTGTATCAACATGATGGATCGCAACGTGCCGCCATCTGATATCCTTTTGATGGCATATAGCCCTGCAAGCCAGCTTCTAAACGACACAACGCCGCAGGATGACATGATACTGGATAATCTGATCCAGCGTTACACTGGCAACCCAAACATCAACCAAGACGAGCTTATCAAATTGGATTGGAGTAAGAAGCTAGGAGAGAACGTAGCTAACTCAGTCATCCTTCCAAAAGATCAAGTTGAGGCACTAGCTATTGAGGCGACACGACAGCAGATCATTGAACTTCAGAGCATCATGGCTGGTCAAGACATCCCTGTATCGGCACGCGACAACGACATGGTTCATTTGCAGACAATGACTCAAAAACTACTTCCCGTAGTGCAAGCAATCCCCGCAGGAGGACTTCCACCAGAGGGCGTTGCTCCGCTTACAAAAGCCATGCAGCACTTCGCTGGTCACATTGAGGCGGCAGCTAAGAAGGGAACTCCTACAAAGATGCTAGAGCCGTTTAAACAGGCATATATGCAGGCTCACAAGCATTTGACACAAGGACATGGTACACCTCCACCACCTTCGCCGGACACAGTTCCAGCGGCGGCACACCATAGGGGAGGTCATGCACCTAGTGCAACTTTGCAAAAGCAGATGCAAGAAAACTACGCAGCAAACTCACCTAGCCAAGCCAGAGCAATTTCATCAATCGCAGCTCCACCTAGACCTTCAACAGCAGCTTAATCTTAACCAACTAAAATTATGGGCGGACATCCTGAATACAACAACTTAGTAGACTACTCTGGAAGTGGAGTAAAACCAACTGGAGCAGCAGCTAAAATACCAGCAAGTAGGGTAGCATATGGAGTTGATGGCGAGATGCTTGAAGTTCCAGTAGAGCAAGCACCAGCCGCAACTAATAAAGAACACGGTAATTTCTTTGGTCGTGATGCAAGCAAGCCAGCTTCACAGACGGAAGAGTCATCTAAAGTAATTCACAAGGGATTAGATAAGTAATTAACTATTGACATAAATAGTGATTCGTCAGAAAACCTATGGGTCGTCTGACATAACAAATATAAATTATGAAATGGGAACAGTCTGATTCATCGCGTTTTCGTGAGTACCACCAGAAGAGTGGAGGAAAGCTAGTGGCTTATCTCAAGTCCATTATTCCAATGACGACAGGAAAGACTATTGAGAGCGTTGCTCTTGAAGCAAAATTTAAGGAAGGCTGTGAGTTTGTGCTGCGTCAGATTGACGACATTCTCGCGGACGAAAGTAAGACCGACGATGCAACTAATGGTTCGTTTGCATCAATGTAATCTATGGAAGACACCGAAAACACAGTACCCGAAATCACCGCTGCTAACCCAGATGGTGGAGCCGAAAACCTAAACGCTGATCCAATCAGCCCAGCAACTCATGAGTCAATCGACTCGCTTCTTGACGAAGCGGAGCGCGAGACTGGAGTAGATACGATAACCGAACCAACACAAACACATGAAGATAACTCAACTCTTGAAGAGCTTGGCAACGAGCCTGTACAAGCACCTGTGGAACCATCCGTGGAACCATCTGCCCAACCTGAAGCCCCTACACAGCCAGCGCAGCCCGAAGTCCAAATCGATCCCGAAATCCTCGCCATCGAACACCCGCGCAACCTCTCAGAAAAAAACCAAAACAACTGGAGGAAGCTCCAAGAAACCGCCAGCCTCTACAAAAGCCAAGCCGCCGAAGCAGAAGTCCTCCGGCAGAGACTAGCAGAAGCGGAGCAGCGTCAGACTCAGACACCTCAAGATTACGAGGAGCTTAAAAAGTTTAAGCAGATCTTTGATATCAAGAACGATCCTGAGTTTCAGAGTAAGTATTCTCAGCCAATCGAAAGCGCAAAACAAAGCATCTACAACACCATGAAAAAGCATGGAGCAACGGATGAGGTAATCGCTTCCATCGAGAAAGCTGGTGGCCCTGACAAGATTGATGACGGATGGTGGAGGCAGACTATTGATAAGCTGCCGATGATTGATCAGGAAAAGATCAAACGTGGCCTTGGAGATGTCAGCGAGCTTAAAGAAAAACAAGATAGTGAAATCAAGTATGCCGCAGAGCATGGAGAAGAGATCCTAGCTCAACGCCAGAACGAGTCTAAGGAATGGTATCAAAAGGAAACAACTGAGATTGATAACTATGTGGACAACATCACAAAAGAAGTTCCTTGGGCTAGGTACAAGCAATTTACTGGCAACGAGACTATGGAGCAGGTCGAGCAGATTAAGTCTCATAACAATATTGTTGCAGATCTTCATCAGAAGTTTAACAGCGCACTGTGGCCTCAGACAGCCGGAGAGCGTGCGGCAGTAGCAGCGGCAGCAGTTCTTAGTCACCAGCTAACAGGCCAACTAAGGGCAGAACAGGAGTCTAAAGCACAGCTTCAGGCAGAATTGGCTAGGCTGTCCGACGAGAACAGCAGGATCAAGGCTTCCGGCAAGATGCCAAAGAGTAGCATTAGCACCCCTGCATCTGTTAAGAACAATGACATGAACAGCAGGATCAAGATGAATGCCAGCGATGCCATTGATCTAGGTCTTGACGAGGCTGGATACTAATTATGGCTATCCTAGATCCTATTATTACTCCATTACAGGAGAGGACGAATCGCGCTTTAGAATCACCAAACCCATTTCTAACTCCTGTTGGCCCTACTAGAAGGATTGACGGGAAGCCTGTGGAGCCTGTGCAGTCGTTTTTCACGGCGCAGCCTATGCCGACTGCCCCTGAGCCAGAAGCTGACGAAGATGAAGGCCCAGACACCGCAATTGAGGATTCAGTAGAACCTGTGTTTCCTGAAGTTTCCGAAGAGGTTACGCAAGAAATCCCACCATCATTAGATAACCTTGAAGATCCAGTCGTGCAAAATCCAATCCATGAAAGTAGGTCGGTTGCCGGACTGCCTTCGTATCGTTGTGAATTTGCTGGTCGAGACATCTTTGTTGGGTTTCCTTGTTATAAGACAACAAATCCAGTTACTGCTTTTGCCATGATTGCAATGGCATTGGACTTTGGACGCGACAAGATCCGATTTGACATGGCAATTGGTGACAGCAAGATCGAACACGCACGCAATCGCCTCGCTCATAAATTCTTAGAAACTGACGCTAAGTGGATGCTGATGATTGACGACGATATCATCCCATGTATCGGAAGGCCGGAGTGGTCAAGGTATTGGGTGCAGAATGCAAGGGGTCTTGCTGATCTTCCGTTACAGCGTCACGTTATTCACCGACTAATTGGAGCAGGAAAGACACTAGTGGGTGCTTCATACTTTGGCAGGCAAGAAGGTGGCGCACTCATGGCAAGCGACCAGTTACTAGCTCCTCGCGCTCGCTTGTACGAGGACAAGGTAGTTGAAGTTGACTGGGTAGCCACAGGGTGCATCCTAATTCACCGAAAGGTATTTGAAGACATCCGCGCAAAGTTTGGTGACGAGCTAAAGATTGACGTTCCAGATTACGATTACGATTTCTTTCGACCATTTGATAGCGCACATGGCGAGGATGTTTCATTCTGCAAACGTGCAAAGCAAGCAGGTCATCAACCTCACCTAGACTTAGGACTCCCAGTGTCACACCTTGGTTACAAAACTTATTAAACATGAAAAACATATACGCATATTATGAATCAATCTCTCACGCTAATCAGGCAGAGGAATTTAATTGTGCTAATTATTGGAAGCATAGCTGGACAGCTAATGGCTGGAATCCAGAAATGATGAATAGAACGCACTCTCAAGCAAGCCCGTTATACATAAAATTACAGGCAAAACTAGTAAAGCAAGCATCAGAAATGCCTATGGAACTTAGAAATAAAGTCCAGTGGATTACTGCTAGATTTTCAAGATGGTGTGCCTTACACGCTGCCGGAGGAGGGTGGATGTCTGACTACGATGTCGCCAATCTTGGTTTCAAGCCAGAGCAGGCCGCAGAATATGAAAAGGACGCTACCATTCAGATCAACGAGGTCGTCCCTGCGTATGTGTTCTATGCAACGCAAGACCATTGCGCTAACGCAATAAAGAAGTTCATTAATGATGATCTGATTGAAGGTGATAGCGTTCTTCCAGAGGCTCATATATTGGGAGTTCGCAGTTCATTGTATCCTATTTTGCCACTATTGCATCACGCAAAGTCAACAAACGAAGAAAAGCGTTCTGACATCATGAAAGCATTGACAACTCCTACAGATGAAAAGCCCATTTAGCAGACGCATCACATTTGTTCACACTGGTCACATTGGTGATATCATCGCCTTTTTGCCTGTGTTTAATGCGATGGGAGGCACGAATTTAATGATCCGTGATGAGCCTTGGATGATACCGATGAGCGGGTACAAGTATGAATCGCTAAAGCCATTGCTTGAAAGCCAAGGAATAGAAGTTTCTTTTAATATGGCATCGTCAATAGACTACGATGTTTCTGGATGGAGGGAATGCTATGAACACACAATATCATTAATAGACGCTCAGGCAAGATTCTTAAACGTAGTCCCAAGAGGAAACGGATATTTTGAAGTGACCAAACCTTGGATCAATGTAGATCCTGATCCGTTAACAAAACAACGTGTTATTATTAACAGAACACACAGATACAGAAACCCAAATTTTCCTTGGAGTAATGTTCTTAAACACTTTGGAGATAGAGCATTGTTTATTGGAACAGAACAAGAGCATTTAAGTTTTCTTTGTGAAGTTGGAAACATAGAGCATTATAAAACAGAAAGCTGCCTTGATGTAGCAAAGGCTATTGAAGGATCAGAATTCTTTGTTGGAAATCAATCTAGTGCCTTCTGGATAGCGGCAGCATTGCATAAACCATTACTACAGGAGATGGATCTAGTAGTAACCAACAGTGTTGTTCCATTTGAAGGGGCAATGTATCCATACGATTGCAATGTTGATTTTGATAAACTACCAAAATGAAAACCCTCCTATTCTGTACATCATACAGCGACTCCAAAGCTACATGGGATGGTAGATACAAGTCTTGGTATGATTACTATTCAAATTCAAAGATCAAACACGACCAAATAGTAATATTTGATGACGCTAGTCCAGTAGAGCCAGACTTTTGCAAAGATGGAGAATATTTTAGGTTCTCAACCCATCTAGGAAGACAGGCGCACTTAGACTACGGAGGATGGTATAGGAGCTTTGCAATGGCTGCAAAGTATGCACAGGAGAATGGGTTTAATAAAATAATCCACGCAGAGTCAGACGCTTATCTTCTATCAGATAAAATAATCGACGTTGTTAACTTTCTTCAATCAGGATGGCACACATTCTGGTGTCCGCTCCATAATCTACACGAATCAGCAATTCAAGTAATCTGCCAAGATCAAATTCAAACATACAGGGACTTCACCGACAAATCATACGATGTGTATAGGAATCAGCTAATAGACAGAATGCTCCCATATACTGGTGTCCACGGAATATTCAAAGGAGATAGGTATGGAGAATACTTAGATCACATTCCTATTGGAGCAGACTTCTCATGTCAGACCAGTGTGGAGATGATTAATAACTGGAAAGCCAAACGCTAGTCTTTCCAAGTAATTTTTGTTCTAACGTGGGAGAAGTTTGCTGCCTCTTGCATAGCCCACTTCAGTATATCAGCCCTAGTCTTAGTTGGAAACCCTAGCGCATGAATTACCCAATCTCCGGCTTGCCAGCTTGACTCGCAAGGAATCCTGAATATCTCATCTCCTTCTCTGCGATAAGGCAGATATGTGCTATTCATATGTCTGGCAGGCATTACCTTTAGCCTGTCCAAGCAATGAATCGCAACATGGTTTTGCCAAAGCCAACCATGAGAACACCATTCATCACGATCAGCTATTACCTTATCTATAAGGCCAATACACTCAGGTGTATTTTTCCAGATCATCACATCGTTGTTGATGGGATTATTTCCTAAGCACTCTTGAGATATGACGGCCCTTGGATCTCCAAGTTCAGCCATATCCTGTATTTTGATGTCAAAGTTGGTAAATGCAGTGTCGCAACCCATTGCCATAACTAAATCGTTTTTTGAAATCCTATCTTTTATTGTCTGTAGAAACAGAATGTGATTGTCGGTGTTAAAATCAATATCAAGGTTCTCAAACTCGTATCCGTGTTTGTCACAGTACCGCTGTTTAAGAACCGAAGACACAGAATTCAATTCTGATATTCTTTCTGAGAAATTAGATAGGACTAGTATTTTCATTAATTTATAATACTACATAAATAAGTATTGACCATCTATTAGATATTCCCTAATAGTTCCCATAGTTCGGTATGACTCCTCCGTATGGGGTTGGCTTGGTGAAAGCCACAGACATTCACTAATACAGGCCGCAAACAAATGCTTTCAGCGTGCCGGAAAGCGACACCAAACCAAACTTCGTATCGTTCTCGCACGCGAGATCCGTACACCCTTGGGGTTGTCGCTTCCAAATGGTTGTGACTACTTCAAGTCAACCAAACCAAACAAAATGGCAGATACCAACAATTGTATCCCTCTTGCGACGATTCAAAACTTCGCCAGTAAGGATATTTCTCGCATCATCGGGCAGATCGCTAAAGTTCTTGCTCGCAAATCACCCTACATCAATTCCATTGATGGTGGCACGCTTCCGAATGTCTCTGACTCGGTTCGTAGCATCGTTGAGGAAATGGCAGTTCCTGCATCCTCTCTTGCAGCTCCTCTGTTCGTTGACGACCTTTCGCTTTGCGGCGTTGGCGCGACTCCTGACGTTGTGGGTAGCACTGAGTATCAGTTCAAACTTGAAACCCTCCGTGGTGCTGGCCCTCGTGTTTGCGTGAAGCAGGCTCGTACTGCATTCAAGGGTTCTTATCTCCAAGCCCAAGTATCGCTTGAGAAGACCATCCTCCAGATCATCAACGCTGATATTCGTTATCAGTATCTGTATCAGTCTGGAGTTAAGTATGTTGTAAACACCACTCGTTCTTTCAATCAGAACCTCACTGGCGATATGCAGCGTATTAACCAAAAGTTTGCTCAGATCCTTCCTGATGGCCCTCTGAACTTCAAGACCCTGTATCGCATCGGAACCTTCCTTCGTGAAGAGATGCTTGCAGAGCCTTTTGCTTCTAAGGACGGAGAGTTCTTCCAAGTTATGCTTGGTGCAGACGCAATTGAAAACATCCGCAACGATGCGGACGTTAAAGAGGATCTTCTGTATCTCACCGCTGGTAGCTTCAAGCTCGGCGAGGACAGCATCTCCGGCTATCAGTTCCAAGGCTATCGTGGCTTTGCGTTCGGTATTGATCAGCAGCCACTTCGTGCATCTGGTTTTGATCTGAACGGAGATCTGATTCTTATCAACCCAATCGTTAGCGAGAAAGTAACAAACGGCTTTGCTCAACGCCGAAACCCTGCATGGGTCAATGCTTCCTACGAGGTTGGTTTCGTCATCGCTGGCGAGGCTTTCAAGCGTCTGGTTCCTGAGACTTATGTTGGTGAAGGTACATTCCGCTTCGCTCCTCAGCTCGCTATGGGTGAACTTGAGTGGACTTACTTCCGCGACAACGATTGTAACCTCTATGGTGACTTCGGTCAGCACATCTACCAAATTCAGCGTGCGATTCAGCCGATTCGCCCTCAGAACGTGGTTCCTGTTCTGTACAAGCGTTGCCCATTTGATGGTCAGCCTCTCCCTTGCAGCACTAGCTCGACTGGTCTGTAATAGTTAGTTATCGGTGGCTGGAGTGAGTTAATACTTGCTCCAGCTACCTCAACTGATTATTAACTAATTGCTATGGATATTCCCGCGACACTAGATACGGCAAAGTTTAGGCAACTTGTATTGCAAGGGATTGGTAGCTTGAGTGGTGGGAGTGGAGCAGCTACTAGCACGAACACAGCGGTTGGGCCTGATGGAGTTACTAGGGTTCCGTTGCAAGTAAATGCTGATGGAGAGCTAAAGGTAAACGTAGAAGCAAGCATCAATGCAGATCTCACGTTGATTGAGAACAAGCTGGATACGATTATTGGGATTGAGACACCGCAAGCGGCAGACGTTTCTGCGATTAAGACAAAACTTAATAATAGCATTGCAGTAACGGGAACCTTCTACCAAGCAACACAGCCAGTATCACTTGCTTCTGTTCCTTCTCACGCAGTAACCAACGCAGGAACATTTGCTGTTCAGAATACAGCGGCTACTCCTGCCGGAACTAATTTCATTGGAAGTGTCAATCCTGATTCTACAGGAAGCGGTTCGGTAACAACCAGTGTCCCATTTGTTGTAACAGTTACTAATTCTGGAACGCTTGCATTTCAGTCTGATGCGGCAGCAACTGGAACGGTAACTATTGAAGCATCCGTTGATGGGACAGCTTACACAGCCACTACTTACACTGCACTTGCCACTGGCAATACTTCTTCTAGCTTTAATGCGGCTACTGCTACTATTGGACAGATAGACACCTCTGGATTTAAGAATATCCGCTTTAGGTCAAACACGATTGTTGGAACTGTTGGAATAACTTACAATCTAAGTAAGAATGTCAGCAATGTGATGTTGGACAATCCGTTGCCAGCAGGAACAAATGCGATTGGCTCTATTACAAACACAGCATTTACGGCAAACGCAGGGACGAACCTTAATACTTCGGCACTGGCACTTGAGTCGGGTGGAAATCTTGCGACTGTGGCAACAAAGATGAGTGATGGGACACAGACAACTAAAGTGGTCAACGGAGCAAACACGCTGGCGGTTGATTCTCTTGGTGCGGCGACTGTCAATAACGGAGCCAACCAGACATTTACTTATTCTACAACTTCTTCCATTGCGTCAGGAACAGTATTGCTTGGCCCATATACCTGCTCTGCATATCGAAGTCTGTCGCTACACATCACATCATCATCAACTGGTACTTACCGAGTTGAGGTAAGTAACGACAATGCCAACTGGGCTTCAGTAGCAGGGCTTTTACATAATGCGAGTGGAACTGCCGCCAATCAATTTACATACCTGACAAATACAACTGGTTATACAGCAGGGACTGTGTTGGCCTACCCTTTGCAGGGAGTGGCGTTTGTTCGCGTGGTGGCAAATGCCGCTTTATCTGGGTCAACAAATGCGATTGCTATTTCTCTTTCACAGCAGGCGATTGTCACAACAGCAATATCAATAAATAGTGGGCCAAACCCAGCTGAAGTGTCGCTAAAGACAACTCCCCAAGTTACTTCTGGTTTTTCTAATTACCACTCCAACATTTGTACAGCTTCCACAAACTATACAAACGTAAAAAGCACTCAAACTCAAATTGGAACACTTATTTTAACAAACAGCTCGGCAACTTTTGCGTTTTTCCACTTATGCAATACTTCTGCCGCGCCCACATCTGCAACCGTCCCAATTGCAACAATCGGTGTTCCTCCAAATTCTAGCTTGGATTGCTCCACCAGTTACGCTGGATATAGGGTTTCTACAGGGTTATCCTATTCGGTAACTGGGGCGATGGGAACAAATGCAATACCAGATGCCACGGCACTACTGGCGGCATCAACATTTTGCGTAAACATGACTTATGCTTAAACTAATCCTAAAAGCCACAGGCAACGAGTTGTTTGACCGCATTACCGTCTTAGTTAATGGAGAGGAAGGCAAAGTCACTGGATCTCCAATAACTAATGGAAAGCAATTTTACCAAGCGGTTTTTCCTATTTATGGTGAAGAGGTTTGTTGGATTCCTTCCGAGTGTTGCGATGTAACGGAGATTGAAGATGCAACTACTTAAAGACCTCTGGCTTTTAATCAAAGTCTACCCACTAGCCAAGGCTAGTGTTTTATCACATTCAGATAGCCAGTACATTGGATCGGTCAGAATGCAGATTGCTTACAATGAGGTGCGTACAGCTATCGTTAAATTAGGAATCCGTACTGACGACAACATTACTGGAGCTGTTGTTTATCTTGCAATATCACTAGCTTATTTGTTAAACAGATAATTAACCAAAATCATTATGTCTCAATTCCCTGAAATCGCATCTAATCTTTCTACTGCCAATTTTAGGGCATCTGTCCTAACGGCATTGCAGGCCATTTACTCAAACGCAGGAACAGAGCAAGCTCCTGTAGTTAGCGGAGCAATTACTGGAACAAGTTCTGCCGGAAGCACGGCTTATGTTGTAAATACAGCAGATATTTCAACGCTTGCATTCTCTACCGTTCCTTCGGCAGTTTCAGGAATTACTGGAACGATTACAATCTATGCATCTGTAGATGGAGTTAATTATCTCCCAACATCCTATGTTGCACTTTCTACTGGCGGAACATCTTCTACATTTAACGCTCAGACTAAAACCATCGGTCAGATTGACACCGTAGGATTGGCCTATATCGCATTCCAAGCTAATGCTGTAACTGGTGGATCGGTAGCTATTACTACGGTTGGAACTACCGCTGTGAGTAACGTAATGCTGGATAACCCTCTTCCAGCAGGAACAAACGTGATTGGCGGGGTAGCTACGCAAGCTGGGAATGGTGCTATCACAATGACCAACAGCTCAGTTGGTACTGCCTCTGCCACACTACTTGCGGCTGGTGTTGCTACTAAAACGCTTACCATACAAAACACTTCTGCTAACACGCTGTATGTCAGCACAACTACACCAGCAACAGCATTGAACGGAATCGTTATTGGTGCAGGGGTTGGCTACCAGTTCCCATACGTTCCTACCAATGCTTTGTATTGCTTGGGATCTGCCGCAAGCACGACATTTACTCTCTGGTACGCCTAACCCCTCAGAGAGATGGGTTTTATCCTCAATAATAAAGTAAGTCAGGCAGGAGATGGGAATGGAGGGTTTTTGAATCTGAATGTCAGCTCTGCACCCTATGTCCCAAACTATCCATCTGGACTTTCTGGAATTAGTGGGTTGCTTGGATGGTACGATTCATCAAATGCCAATACTTCATCAATTTTAGATGAAGGTGGAAATGTAGTTTCAAATGGATCGTCTGTAGGTACTTGGAAAAATCTATTTTTAGGAGCAACTTTAGGTGCGGTTCATCTTCCAGATTTTATTGTAAACCCTTTTGGATCGAACCCGTTTTATTCTACTTCGCAAAAATATGGGCCAAACCAAGCAACGGGAACCA